GTGTCAACAGAAAAGATAAGAAAAACCGGCGGAAACAATGTGCCGCTGGTCGAACAGGAAGCAGATGCCATCTGCATTGCAGGCAACACGGTCGACCGCCAGCCGCAGAACGGCGGCAACGGTCTTGGCTGTCAGGACGAATTGGCATACACATTGACCGCCACGGATCGCCATGCGGTCTACAGCCGCCAGCGGGTGGATGCGTTCAAGGACGGCGAGGTGGTCAGCACGCAGAGCGCACGGCAGTACAAAGATGCCACCGACCTTGTCATGGATGTGGCGGGATTGGATTGCCGCAACGCCAGCGAGAATGGTGACCTGTGCGGAACGCTCCAGAAAGGAACTTCCGGCAGTTCCCTCAACTCCATCCATCCCGTCCGTAACGGTCTGCTCATTCGCCGCCTGACCCCTCTGGAGTGCGAAAGGCTGCAAGGCTTCCTTGATGGCTGGACGAATATTCCCAATGCATCGGACTCCGCACGATATAAAGCGCTGGGCAACAGCGTTTATTTAATCATGGTCGTTATGAGAAGAACAGATGTGAAAACTGCGCCAGGAGAGGATTCCTGGCGCAGTTGCTTCACATAATGTGCTATGCTTTTTGAGACCCAAAACTTTTCAACCACTCCATTGTACTCCGGCTTTTCTGCCAGGAAGGCATTGAGGGAACTGGAGAATCCGAAACTCGTTCCAGAGCTTTCTGCTTCATTGTAAGACTTGAACGGGCATATATGTCTGTAGTTTTAATGTCGGAATGTCCGAGGAAATCGCGCACATGAACGAGATCATTATCCGCGTCGTAAATGTGCATTGCTTTAGTATGGCGCATCAAATGCGGAGGAATTTTCTCCGGTATGGAAGGATCAATCACTGAAGCGGCCTTGGCATATTTGTTCAGGATGTACGTAACCCCTGCACGAGTTAGCTTTTGCCCGTTGCGGTTCATAAATAGCGGCAGATGACTTTTTTCCGGTGCAAGCATGTGCATTTCAGTAAGATATTTTTTCAAGTTCTGCGCCGTTGCCGGCAAAATGGGAACTACCCTGGTTTTTCTGCCTTTACCAAGGATCTTGACACTTGCAGGATAATCAAGACGGACATCTTCAATACGTAAGTCACAGATTTCCTGCACACGGGCTGCTGTATCATAAAGAAAACACAGGATAGTGGCATCTCTTCTGCCGCTGAGAGTGGATGTATCCGGCTGGCGCAGGATCAGCGCAATCGCCTCTTTTGTCAACGGATTAATCGCTTTGCGCTCAGCTCTTTTCACTGGGATTGCCAGTATTTGCTGGAAATTCAGCAAAAGGCGCGGCTCTTTTATCTGCAGGTATTTAACAAATGAGCGGATGGCTGCAAGACGTTGGCTACGCGTCGCGGTTCCATTGTTTCGCTCTATCCTCAGCCATTGCAAAAAATGGTCAACGAGTTCCGGCGTCAGATCATCTATGGAAAGCTTTTCAATCCTCATCCCCTCTACATCCTGGCAATAGCCAAGGAATAGCCGAAATGCATCGCAGTATGATGAAATCGTGTTCGTACTGATATTTTTAAGTTCGGGCAGGTAATGGGAAAGAAACTCCGTCAAATGTGCGGCAAAATCAGCAGTTTTCATTCGGCGCCTCCCACGTTGGAATCGTATCGTCAAGATAATCGCACTGCTTTTGAATAAATTCAGGGTAACATTCCGCTGTTAAATGCAGATAGATTTGCGTCGCACTCATGTTGCAATGGCCGAGATACGCCGAAAGGTATGGAAGTGTAGTCACGATGTCGCTCTTGGATTTTTTCAGCTTTTGCATAGAACGAACGGCAAAGGTATGACGAAGGTCATGAACCCTCGGACCGTATCCACGTCCTTTATGCGCAATTCCACAATGCCATAGCGCATCCCGAAACCGGTTGTAGACTGTGGTTGTATGGTAGCAGCTTTTTCGGGGATTGGGGAAGAAATAGTTGTTACCAGAACTTTCCGCATGGATTTCTTCAAAATATTGTTCGTAGTCCGCCCACAGACTTTTAGACAGAGGAACATATCTTGGTTTGTCATGCTTTGTTTCCCAAATCTGCAAAACGCCGTTTATAAGATCTACATCTTTTACACGGAGCAGGGTTGCCTCTCCGGCACGTAATCCACAGCAGATCAGAGTCTTAAACAGCAAAGGAAAGACAAGGTGCGCAGTAGGGCATTGCCTGCTTGGAACCATCGTTTCAAAATATTTCATAATACGTGCCAACTCATCGCTCGTAAAAATGCAGGGAGAAAAGTCAGCATCATCTCGAGATGAAATGGTAAGTTCGGGGTAGTACGCGGCATAGCCATTCAATTGAAGATATTTGGCAAAGCGTTTTGTGAAATTAAGCCGCCATTTTTGATTTTTACGCTTTTCATTGGGCCGCTTTTCAATCCATTTCTCAACGACCAATTCCGGCAACACTGGAGTATTGATTCCTTGTTCTACGAGAAACCGGTCCAATGTTTGAAAGGTTTTGGCTTCTTTTTCACACTTACATCCGCAGGCCCGCTTTTCTGCAATAAAAGCACTTATTTGACTTGCCAGTCCGCTTCTGTACTCGTAAGTTCTGCTCATAAGAGATCACCATCCTCAAACGACAGGGCGCATTCACGCAGGTTTTCAATATCCAGACGGATGTAATGTCCCAGAGATTCTCGGTCCGAATGGCCAAGAAATGAAAAAATGATATCTGGAGACACATCGGCAGATAGCAGTTTTGTCGCAACGGTTGCCCGAAGAGAATGCAGGCCGTGATGCGCATGAATTGGCACTTTTACCCCTGAACGCGCGACATACCTATGGAACGCTGAATGGATTGATTTCATCTTGCCATATGGAGGGTTCAAACTGACAAACAGGTATTCGCATTTTGTTTGCGGACGAATATGCAGGTAGTCAATAATAGCAGATCCCACTTTTTCGCTGAGAGGAAGTGTGTTCGGCTTGCCCGTCTTGCTTTGCACAAAGGAGATTGAACAAAGCTCCCAGTCAATATCGGACAACTTCAAATTGCAGATATCTTTGCTTCGCACACCAAGTTCAGCGGCAATAGTAATGAAAGCATAGTCTCGTTTTCCTTTTGGGCTGGCTCTGTTCACGGTTTCCAATACTGCATTGATTTCCTCTGACTCCCAGATTTTAATTATGCTCTGTGCTTGTCCCAGACGATATTCAGGTACATGAGGTGCAAGATTTTCGGATGTATATCCAAGCAGATACAGATACGACAGGAACTTCCGCAGTCGGCTGAGTTCACAACGCACTGTACTTTTTGCATGGCCTCTCAGAGTCAGCAGATATGCCGAGACATGTGAGCTGTTAAGTTCTTCCAGCTTTGTTATACCAGCATTCTGAAAGTACCGCATAACTACGGAGATATAATTTCGCATCGTTTCTCTGGTGCATTCTGAATAACCGGTTTTGATGAGATATTCTTCCTGCGCATCAAGAAAGGAGTTGAATTCCGGCAACAACTCTTGCAGAGGATTGAGCATCCCCTTTCCCCAGGTACCTTTGGTGGCAAGCAGATCAAGCATTTTCATGCTTCCGGCTTTGCGGTCAATTGTGGACTGCCTTAAAGGTGGAGTGCACTTGCCGAGTTCTGTGATGAATTCATCTTTATGCGAGGGCAAATATGTTTCATATCCCTTTTTATTGCAGAACTCTTGAAATTGCTTCCATGTCAATAGGGTGTATTCTCTACTGCGTATGGAATATCCCTGTTCTTTTAGAGTTACTGCACCTTTGTCAATGAGGTCTTTGATTAGCTTGTTTGGCAATATACCCACCGCCCTTCATGTAGAAATTTCTCCTATTACAATGACAATTCTACTTGAACAAGCGGAAAAAGTAAGCCCTTACTTTAAAGGTTTTAGCTGCTATGATTAAAGGTTGAAATGTGGAGTATTATGTGCAGTAAAATCCCAAGAAGCCTTGTATTCATGCCATTTTTGTGCCCATCATTAACATAATGGCTTTGTCCCAATAAACACTGTTATGTGAAGCTCAACATAACAGTGTGGCAATTCCTTGCGTGGAGTTTATTATGGGACAGATCGCTGCCGTTCCGCGGGCGGCATAGCTGCTTTGGTGGTATCGCTTCTGTTTCACCATGCTTCTTCGTTGGGTTTGGTGAATAGCTTTCCTTGACTTCTTCCGCTATGCTTTGCTTGCAAAATCAAAGAAAGGAGCAGGACCGATGGAGGGAAAAAAGAACCTCTGCGCCATGATCCCGGCAGAACTCCACGCAAAGATCATGGCAGAAAAAGAACAGCTGGAGCTGAACACTCTGGCAGAATATGTGGAGCGCATCTTCACCGAACACTTTGAAGGAGGACAGATCAGCATGAAAGCAGAACGCACCCTGGCGGTACAGATCCCCGCAGAACTCTTCGAGCGGCTGAAAGACTATCTGGCAGCCCATAACCTCAAGCAAAAACAGTTCCTCGTTCAGCTCATCGAGAACGCGCTGGATGAGGATACGGAAGCGGAATAACCAAACATCACAGGAGGCCACAGGAACACCTGCGGCCTCTCTCATTCTCTCTGGAGGTGACCAACGATCTATATCTATCCTGATAACCTGTCTGCAAAAGCGACGCTGTGGCTGTGGGAGCTGCGGGACATCGGCATCATCGGTGTGGGGCTTCTTCTCTCTGTCCTGGCACTGACGCAGACCGGCATTGCCCTTCCGCTGGTGCTGACGGCAGTCTTTGCTTTTCTGACTATCCGGCATGAAGGCACCAGCATTCTGGACTTCATCCGCTATGCTGCGGCGTTCCTTCTGACCCGACAGCAATACTACGAATGGAGGCTCGATCCATGAAAAAGCAGAAAAAGAAAGATGCCCATGAGCAGTCCACCCGGCAACTCATGGGCATTGATGACATCACCGACTACAGCATCGCCACCCGCATGGGAGAGCTGGTGTTCTTCATTATCAAACCCACGAACATTTCTGTCCTGCCGGATTCCGGCGTGGGGGCGCGGATCTATGCCCTGCTCAATGTGGTCAAGGGCATGGCGGAGATCGAGATGCTGGCGCTGAATTCCAAGGAGTCCTTCGAGAACAACAAGGCATTCTACCGACGCCGAGTCAGCGAGGAGGAACTGACCGCTATCCGAAAGCTGCTGGAACAAGACAGCGCGTACCTGGACCGTATCCAAGTGCTGATGGCTTCCAGCCGCGAGTTCTATATCCTCGTCCGACTGCACAGCAAAAAGGGATCCGATGTGTTCAGCTACCTTTCCCGCATCGAAAAGAGCATCAAGGACAACGGCTTCACCGTCCGCCGCGCCGGTGAGCAGGATCTCAAAAAGATGCTGGGCGTCTACTTTGAGCAGAATGTGACCACGGAGCAGTACGAGGATCACGACGGCGACCGTTGGATCATCTTCGGTGAATAAGGAGGGAAATCACTTGGCAGCAAACAGGAAAAAAGCCACAGCAAGGCACACGGAGGACACGCCGGTCAAATCCTTCTTGGATATGATCGCACCCTCCGTGGTGAAATTCAACCCCGACCACTTCATCTGCGGCAACACCTTCCGCTGCGTGTGGGCGCTGCGGGAATATCCCACCCAGACCGACGAGCAGGCTCTGCTGCGGCATCTGGGCGAAAAGGATGGCATCACCCTGCGTATCTATACCCGGCAGCTTACCCCAGCCGAGGAGGACCGCATCCTCCACAACGCCGCGAATAAAAACCGCATGAACAAGTCCAATCCCAATGACTTGCGGCAAACCATCATTGCGGAAACGAACCTGCAGGATATGATCTCCATGGAGGGCAGCCGCCACCGTAATAAAGAGCCGCTGTTCCACTGCGCGGTCTACATCGAGCTGACCGCCCCGGACTATGACACACTGAAGCTGCTGCAGACCGATGTGCTGACTGAGCTGGTGCGGAGCAAGCTCAATATAGACAGGCTCCTGCTCCGCCAGCAGCAGGGCTTCTGCTGTGTCAGTCCCGTGGGCTACAACGCCTTCGGAGCGCAGTTTGAGAGAGTTCTGCCCGCCAGCTCCGTGGCAAACCTTTATCCCTTCAACTATTCCGGCAAAACGGACGCCAAAGGCTTCTACATTGGGAAAGACAAGTACGGCAGCAACATCCTCGTCGATTTCGACCAGCGCGATGAGGACAAGACCTCCGCCAATATCCTCATACTCGGCAACTCCGGTCAGGGCAAAAGCTATTTGATGAAGCTTCTGATCCTCAATCTGCTGGAATCAGGGAAATCCGTCATTACGCTGGATGCCGAGCATGAGCAGCAGGAAATGTGCGAAGCTGTCGGCGGCTGCTTTGCCGACCTTATGGCGGGTAAGTACATCATCAATGTGCTGGAGCCGAAATGCTGGGATGACGGCGGCGACCCGGACGATACAGCCGCCCCGGAAGCCTTCCGAAAAAGCACCCTGCTGGCACAGCACATTTCCTTCCTCAAGGACTTCTTCCGCGCCTACAAGGATTTCTCGGATGCCCATATCGACACCATTGAGATCATGCTCTCCAAGCTGTATCAGAAATGGGGCATCACAGAGCGGACCAATTTCCGCCGTATGCGCTCGGAGGACTACCCCATCCTCTCTGATCTCTATGACCTGATCGAGGCGGAGTACAAAAGCTATGACATGGCCGCCCACCAGCTCTACACTGAGCAGATCCTGCGCGAGGTGCTGCTGGGGCTGCACTCCATGTGCAAGGGCGCGGACGCGCAGTTTTTCAATGGGCACACCAACATCACCTCCAGCCGTTTCCTCGTTTTCGGTGTGAAAGGACTGTTGGGCGCAGCGAAGAATGTCCGCAACGCCATGCTGTTCAATATTCTGTCATTCCTGTCGGACAAGCTGCTGACCGAGGGCAATACCGTGGCGGCGCTGGACGAGCTGTATATCTGGCTGTCCAATCCCACAGCCATTGAGTACATCCGAAACTGCCTCAAGCGTGTGCGCAAAAAGGAATCCGCCATGCTGCTGGCAAGTCAGAATCTGGAGGACTTTGATCAGGAACAGGTGCGCGAAATGACCAAGCCGCTGTTCAGCATCCCGCCTCACCAGTTCCTGTTCAACGCAGGCTCCATCGACAAGCGCAGCTATATGGAGATGCTCCAGCTGGATGAGGCAGAATATAACCTCATCAAGTTCCCCCAGCGCGGTGTCTGCCTGTACAAATGCGGCAACGAGCGGTATCTGCTGGAAGTCCACGCTCCAGCCTACAAGGAAAAGCTGTTTGGCACAGCGGGTGGTCGCTGATGGCAGTATCCGCAGGTATGCTCGCCAGAGCCGCGGCGACAGCCCTTTCCAACGAGAAGCTCCGCAAAGGGATCGGCTGGGGGCTGGTCGCTGTTCTCTCGCCCGTCATCCTCCTGATCGCCGCGCTGTGCTCCATCGGCACAGGCGGTGCGGATCACAACAACCAGGCGGTAGCCGCAGCCTTCTATGGGACGAGCTATTCGACCGAGGTGCCTATGGCATTCCGCTCTCACATTGAGGAGATGCGTACCGCTTTTTCTCTTCTGGATTCGGCAGTCGCCTCCGTCAATGGGCAAATGGAAAGCGGAAACGGCCTTGACCCGATCCGAGTCAAGGCTGTTTTTTATGCCCTCTGCTTTGGCGAGGATGCGCCGTCCGCACGGGCGGCAAGCCGCTTCGTAGAATGCTTCTACACTTGGGAAACCCGTACCCGCACGGTAGAAGTGGAAAACGAGGATGGTACGGTCACCAGTACAGAAGAAGAATACACCGTCGCTGTTCCGGTTTCGTTATATCAGGCGTATGCCAATCTGGAAGCAGAGCTTGGCCGGACGATCACGGAGGATGATGAGAGCAACATCAACCACATCTACACAATGATCGTAGGGAGCGCTGGAGGCGGCAGTTACAACGGCGAGTATCTCCGAGGCGACGGAGCCAGCATTGAGCTGGATATCTCCACCTTCACCGATCCCACCACCAAGAATGCTGCAGACCTTGTGACCTACGCCATCCACGCATGGGAGTCCGGCTGGGGCTATGTCTGGGGCACCTATGGCAATGTGCTGACGGAGTCACTCCTCACCTATAAGGTGTCGCAATACCCGGACGGTGTTGGCAATCATGAGGACATCATCCGCGCCAATTGGCTGGGCGGCAGGACCGCCGACTGCGTAGGGCTCATCAAGGGCTATGGCTGGCTGTCCCCGGAAACGATGACCATCGACTATGGTACCCATGGGATGCCGGATATCGGCGCAAACCAGATGTACTACAACGCCACGGAGTCTGGGGCCATCGATACCATGCCGGATATCCCTGGTCTTGCCGTTTGGCACGATGGGCATATTGGCGTCTACATCGGCGGCGGTCAGGTCGTTGAGGCCATGGGAACCAAGTACGGCGTTGTCAAAACAGAGTTGGCTGGCCGAGGATGGACGCACTGGCTGAAGATTCCGTATATCAATTATGACTGAGGAGGATCGAATGGAATTCCACAAAGATGAAGTAAAGAACAAAGTCGTCTGGACAAAAGGCGCAGACATTACTGACGGATCGCCGCGATACACCTTCGAGGGACGCGACCCCGCCACGACCTATGAACGATTTCAGGTCGTTATCTATACAGAGATGGAGCGCCGATATGCACACGACCCCGGAAGCCTCTGTAATCACTATTATGGTTATGTGCGTGACGACAAAATGGAATGTGCCGAAACCATCGGACCGTACTATTCTGTCCGGGAGGCAAAGCAGAGAACGCTGGAATTGTTCAATTTGTTTATGCAGCAATACGCCAATCAAGAATTAGACAGTGCCACATCGGAATCAGCGGTTCACGGACATGATGATCAGCAGAAGCATTTTCAATACCAATGGGCAGTGGGAACACCGCAGAGGAAGTATGCAGACATGCTGGACAAGCTGATCCCGCAGCACGATGGGTACACCACCACCGCGTGGATCGCATTTGCGGAGGAACTGGCAGATGGTGCGGAAACAGCCTTCGAGCAGGAAATGTCTTCTTTGGTCGCTGCGTTCAAAGAGATCTCAGAGCGGTTCAGTCCTCGTGCCGTGGAAACGGTCTATCAGGTGATCCACGCGCCAGCCAATGCGCTGTTAAGTAATGAGATCATACCCGCGGCGGAAGCTGCGGAACAGGGCGCAAGCTCACAGGAGCTGTCTGATTTGGCGGCAAGCGGCATATTCGGCGGCGGTCCAATGCCCGAACTGAAAATGTAGGAGGAATGAGACATGGCCTATGTAAAAGTACCTGCGCCATCAGTAGTCTATCACCTGACAAAAGCAGATCGCCTCGACAGCATTTTGGATGACGGTCAGATCCGCCGTTTCGAGGATAGCGAGTGTTGGTTCTGTGAGAGCCTCCCTAAAATGAAAGCGTACATGGAGCAAACCGTGATGTGCGAGGGCAAACCCTACTATGCCGTAGGTGGTCAGCTTTGCCGCTATCCAAAGTTCGTGCCGGAGGACTATGTCCTCCTTAAACTCGCTCCCTGCCAACCGAAGGATAACTGGTATCGCTGGGATCAGGAAGTCCCGCACGGTAGTCCGAAAGAACTGATCAACGCGGCAAAGGAGTTCTCTGCTTTGAAAATTGGTTACCGCGGTGACCTTTGGTTCCGTGCGGTGGAAACCATCGATGTACCGGCCTTCCTTCACGGTAAGATCATTAGTCAAAAGCAACTGGCATCTGACGAAGCATGGTCTGCTCTGTTCAACAGAATAGAAAACGAGATGGCTGGGTACATGAAACGGCTCGACCAGCTCTCTCGTGACGAATTGATTCAGGCTGCAGATGAGATCTCCGCCATGATGACCTGCCACTCCGAGCTGATGGCGTTCAGAGAAGACCTTCCCCGCAAGGAGATGATCTTCCTGCTGCAGCAGGACAAGCCGCTGGAACTTCTGAGCGAGGCTTGGATGGAGCATCAGAATGTGGATGTGGGCGAAACTTTCCAGAGTCTGCTCACAGGTCTATATGGCGAGGCACGGCAAACGCGGGTGAGTGATATGGTTTATGCAATACAGCCGAAGACTATTGAGGAACTGCTGACAAGCTATCCGGATGATTACTTTCAGCTCATGACGCCGTGCGGCTTTGTGGATTTGACTCCTTCCGAAACGGAGAAGCTCCTACGCGGCGAAGCGACTATGGCACATCCAGGGGTCAGCGGATGCCAGATGCCGGTCGAAGCGCAGGAAATCCTGGAGATGGAGGTACTGTCCTTAAAAAGAGATGAGCATGGTTGCTGGTATGCGTTGACCGACCACCCACAGCAGAAAATGGAGCAGGCTTCGCAAGAGCCGCAGATGTTGTGATCGGAGGTGGCGAACATAGATCTATCCCTATACGAACAGGAGACCATCATCAACTTTTGTGAGGAAGAAAAGACCGCCGGTATTTACACGCACAACAAACCCCTGCGCCGAAAGCTGGAGAGTCTGGCACTGGACAGGCCGGAGGACTGCAGACTCGTCCGTGTATCCCACGATGGACGGGCGGCTGATTACATCATCCCCAAAGCGTGGGTGAAGATCATACCGCCGCGCGTGATTAGTGAGGCACAGAGAGCGGCTCTGGTAAAAGCGCGGGAGGCCGCAAATAAACGGCTGTGAAGCCTGCTCGTGCAGCGTTTCACCGACATGACCTCAACGCCGAGGGGAACGATACCCCTATGACAAACAGCCGCCGAAAGAGCGGCGTGTACAGGAGAAAAATGCATGAAAAAAGCAACGATAACAATTGCCTTTGACAGCGAGAAACTCGACGCACTTGAGTTCTCCCTGCATAAGGAACACTCTTCCGCACAGGCGTACCTGGAAAGTGCGCTGAACGCAGCCTATGAGAAAGCCGTACCGGAGCCGCTGCGGGAGTATCTGGACAGTAAGGCTGTCCCTGCGCCCAAGCCCAAGCGCACCGTTAAGTCGGCCGCACCGAAGCCGCAGAGCAACGAGCCGAAATCCGATTTGATGAAGGAGGGCAACTGATATGGCGCAACAGGAAGAAATCGTCTTATGGCTGGACCGTCGATGGAAGAAGGCCATTGAAAGACATCTCAAGGATGAAACGCTGCAGGAGCATCTGGAGAATGTGTTGGACGAGCTGTGCAATCGGCTTCCGGCACATGAGTATGAGCGTATCAGCCGTGCTATTCAGGCAGAAGCTGCCGCACAGCGTGCAGAGGAAGAAGCTGCCCGTACTTATGCCGCCTACCATGTGGTAGAAAACGGACAGGAGTGGTACTTCAAGACTACGCCCGGTGAGGAGCTGCTGGATGTCTGCAAAAAGCTGCGCAGCTACATTACTACCGACGAGAGTGCTGCGCCAGATCTGTTCATCAAAATGTTTGCAGGCGCCCAGCCCATTACAGCAGAGGAGTACGATGCACTGACTGTCCTTCGCATGCAGAACACCGGCAAAAATCGCGGCGTGTTTGATTTGGACTTCGACAAGCGCGAATTCTCAGCCGTTCACATCGTGGACGGTTGGTGGACATGGGCGATGCGGGATGTGTCTGTAGCGGCATACCATGCAACGCGCTCATCCTTTGCACCGGCGAAGGAACAGTGGAGCAAATTGCTGGATCATCTGAGTGGCAAGGAGATCACTTCGGCGGGTCATCTCTCTGCACGGAATTTCTCCTTCGGTGAGGAAATCATCGAGTCGGATGGCAAGCTCAACTTTTATGTGCAGGCGGACTTCGATGTCGATGCCGCATTCGGTACGTTTGTGTGTACCGACCAGAATGATGACTGGCTCAACATCTATGCAAACTATGATATGGAGCAGGATTGTTTGTGCGACACATTGGAGCTAAACCTCTGCCGAGGCGACGGCACCGAGGAGGATTGGAACTATCTGCTGAACGCAGCGGAGAAGGAAGTTCTGCTCCGTAAGATGGAAGCATTCTGTCAGCAGCAGACCGGCATGAGCCTGCACGAGTACGCACAGCAGCTTCGTGACGAGCAAGGTGCTGCACCGGAGCAGACCATGTGATGGGTTTGCTCACATGGTCATTTCACAAATCCAGCCATGAATTTTTTGTTGGGTTTCGTGAATAGCTTTCCCGCCTGTGCTGTGCCATTGTGTTTGCACGGGCAACACCCGCATCAAAAATCAGGAGGACTACAACATGACGATCGATACAGCAAAAGAGCTCCAGATGAACATCGCAAAGGAGGGGCTGGCACTGTTGGCGCTTCACCCCTCTTCCGATGTGCAGCTCCACCGAGAGTGCATCTCCCACATTGGGACAGCATGGGACATCCCCGTTGGTGACACACAGGAGGTCATCTCACTCCTGGACCGCGAGCTGGATGCCATCCACGCCGCAGGAAAAAATGGCACGGTGACCCATGTGCTGCCGGAAGAAGAATTACCCATAAACGCCAGTGGGCTTGAAACGCTGGACAACATCTGGGATCTGTTTGAAACGTCACTTCGTGTAGACAGCCCCTACGCCAGAACGAAGCTCTTCGAGATGGCAAAGTGGCTTGAGGAATCACAAATCCTGCTGGACTGGATCGAAAAGACACCAGCGGAAAAGCAGGCGTGGAAAGAGCAGGTCAGCTGACCATACCCTGCAGATGGAGCCACCCCGCCGTGGGTGGCTCCTCCCGTTCCAGCGTTGTTGCCACCTGTGAGCCGCTGTGTGCGGCTTTGGGGGCGAGGGTGGCATCCCTGCACCCCGGACAAGGTATCGGCGCTGTTTGCCCCCGCTTTCAACCGCCTATGGGGAAATCCGCTGAGAACCTGCCTGTTCGATAAAAGTACAAGATAAAGACCCGCTGGCGTTTTCGCCGCGGGTCGCCCACAAAGCCCCGCAGTGCGGGGCTTTTCCGCTTTGCAGATTGTAGGCGTTTTCAGCGCATTTCAACATAGCTGTAGGCGCTTTTTCTGAAAAAGCACCGTGCCGCAGGGGTTTGCGCCCACAAGAACTGACATCAAGCGAAAGGATGACAACTATGCCGAAAGAACAGATGACCATCCGGCTCTATCCTGAAACGCGCAGGCGAATGGATAGCTGGCTGGAAGAAAGCAACAGCAAAAACCGAAATGAATTCGTAGAAAAGGCTCTGCGCTTCTACATGGGCTACCTCGGAGCAGGAGATATCACCGAGTATCTCTCGGATGCATTGGTGGCAGCGCTGCGCGGGATCATTGCGGATAATGCCAACCGCACCAACAGTCTCCTGTTCAAGTGTGCGGTGGAGCAAGGCATCATGGCTCATACCATTGCCGCCCACTTCCGTGACACGATGGAGGACCGCCGCGCCCTGCGCGGCTATGTGGTAGACGAGGTACTGCGCACTAACGGTCAAATCAAGTTCGAAGATGCCCAGGATATCCAGCGGCAGTTGCCAGATGACACATGGCGAAACTGATTTTCATCTCGCCCTATATGAAAGGCGGAAGAGATGCCGCTCGGCTGGCCCATCGCACCCGCTACTTTGCCACCCGTGAGGGTGTACAGCTCCTCAAGGATGACAACGCCCATCTCCCGGCTACAAAGAAACAGCAGAAGTACATCCAGCGCCTGCTCCGCAGCTTCCCTGAAGCGAAGGAACTACCAGAGCATGAGGACTATGCAAACACACCCAATCGGCAGACTGCCTTTGACCTCATCGAACAGATACACGAAGATTTCGTCGAGCCGATGGACAGCCGAGAAAACTATCTGGACTATGTTGCAAACCGTCCCGGCGTAAAATCGTTGGGCGAACACGGTCTGTGGAATGTCGATGGAAAAGTTATCTCGCTGGAGAATGCCGTAGCAGAAGTGGCACAGCATCAGGGAAATGTGTGGACACCGATCATCTCCCTCTCTCGTGAAAATGCGGAGCGGCTGGGATATACAGACATTGAGAACTGGCAGGCACTCATCAACGCCTCCATCACGGACATCGCCAAGGGCTATAAGATCCATCCGGATCATCTGCGTTGGTATGCGGCACTCCACGAAAAAGAGAAGCACCTCCATGTCCACATGGTCATCTTCTCCACTGCCCCCAAAGAAGGTTTCCTCACCAAGCAGGGTATCCGCAGTATCAAGTCTGCACTGGTCAGCACGATCTACCGAAACGAGCGTCTGCACATCTATGAGCAGAAAGATCATCAAAGAAGTATTCTACAACAGGAAGCAGAAGAACAGATGGCGTCCCTTATTGAACAGATGTCGACGGGGACATTGCAGAATGACAAACCGGAGTTGCTGGTGGCAGACCTTGCCAAGCGGCTTCAAGAAGTCGATGGCAAGAAAGTCTACGGTTACCTGCCGCCCCGCATCAAGCGTATCGTGGACGAGATCGTGGATGAGTTGGCGAAGGACGAGCGTGTGTCTGCCGCCTATTCTTTGTGGCAGGATCTTCGAGAGCAGCTCTGTATCGACTATAACCAGACGCCGCCGCAACGCATCCCCTTGTCCCAACAAAAAGAGTTTAAGACGGTACGCAATATGGTCATTCGAGAGACGCTCCGGCTCTCGGAGACGAACTTCACCTTCGAAGATGATGCCATGACGGATGAGCCGGAGCCAGAATATCCACCTGCACACCCGGCTCAAAGTCCAGCACAAACTATCTATCAACAGGCACATTTTTATCGAAGGGCAAAAACTGTATTGAACGATGCGGACGCAGATCCCGGCGAGAAAGCGATGGCGCTGGTCACGCTCCGCCGCTTGTGGAAAGATGGCTACTCCATCGCTGCCCATCAGCTTGGGAAAGCGTATCGGGATGGGGTGGGATCTCCAGTTGACCAGGAAGCGGCGGCCGAGTGGTTTCGCAAATCCGCAGAGGCTGGAAACGACTGCTCCGCCTATGCACTGGGAAAGCTGCTGTTGGAGCAGGGCAAGTTTTCGCAGGCACGAAGCTGGCTGCAAAAAGCGGCAATGCAGAAGAATCAATACGCACAATATCGTCTCGGTAAGCTGCTGCTCATCGGTGCAGATGATGTTCCCACAGATATGGATGCCGCCATCCGGCATCTGAAAGATTCTGCTGCACATGGCAATCAATTTGCGCAATACACATTGGGGAAGCTCTATCTGCTGGGGCATGAAGTGAAAACGGATCGTGAGGAGGCTCTGCTCTATCTTTCTCAGGCGGCAGCACAGGGCAATACCTACGCGCAGTATTTCATCGACCATCAAAACGACTTCAATGGGGCGTCCGTAGGAACTGCTGTCCTTCGGATGCTTCATCAGATGAGCCGCATATTCCGTGAGAACGCCGCACAACCCGCTATCTATGCCGGAATGCAGATCGACAAGAAACGCCGCCGCAGATTGCAGGAGAAGCGCATGGCAATGGGACACAAAGTAGACGACCACGGGGACAGCGGCTTAACTCAGCCATCACAGTAAAGGAGGAACTATGCCCAAATTTATTCCATTCACAGATACACAGAAAGAGCAGGCGGCTTCGGTGGACTTGGAGGAGTTCCTCCGTCGCCGTGGGGAGAAGCTCATCGCATCCGGCAGGGATAAGCGCCTTGTCAGCAACCACAGCATCACCATCCGCGGTTGTGAGTGGTTCGACCATGCCACCGAGCAGGGCGGAAAAGCCATTAGCTTTGTAAAACAGTTTTACGGGCTCAGTTACCCAGAGGCTGTATCAATGCTGCTGGGTGATGATCTCTGCGGAAGTTATCCTGCGGCAAAGGAAAAAGTGCCAGAGCCTGCGAAACCCTTTGAGCTGCCGCAGAAGAACGAGTCCATGCGTCGGGTATATGCCTATCTGCTGCAAAAGCGATGCATCGACCGAGAGATACTCAACGCCTTCGTTCGCAAGAAGCTCATCTACGAAAGCTGCGAGAAATCCAAGGATGGGACAAAGGAATATCACAACGCCGTGTTCGTCGGATTCGATGAACACGGCGTTCCTCGTCATGGACACAAGCGCGGACTGTATACCATCGGCAAAAGCTACCGCGGCAACATCGAAGGGAGTGACCCGAAGCACAGCTTTCATTATCTCGGCGGAGATAACACGCTCTATGTATTCGAAGCCCCCATCGATCTGCTCTCCTATATCTCCCTCCACCCGGAAGGCTGGCAGGAGCATAACTATGTGGCTTGCTGCGGGACATCCTCCATTCCGGTCTTGGAGATGGTGCGGCAGCTCCCCCAGCTCCGGCAAGTGCGCCTCTGCCTGGACAATGATGCTGCCGGTCATGCTGCCAGCGAGCGCATGGCTGAGCTCTTGAAAGAACATGGTCTCACCGCAGTTCGGCTCGTACCGCAGCAAAAGGACTGGAACGACGATCTGACAGCGGATCAGAAAATAGAAAACGGAAGGAGCGACCTATGCCAAACTTTCTGCTGACAATGTGGGATACCCTGAATAGCTCCAATATAGGAGTATTAGTTGCGGCGGGACTTGGAATGTTCGCCGTCATCGGTGGACTCGCCATGCTGTCCTATCATTACACCCTCGGCAGCATCAAATCCCGAACTGTGGGCGATGGTCAGCACGGCACAGCGCGCTGGGCAACGGACAAAGAGATCCGCCAGACCTATGCCCATGTACCGTTCAGGGTCAGAGAGTGGCGAAACGGTCAAGCTCTCCCCACCGAGCAGGGGCTGGTGTTGGGCTGCAAAGGGAAGAAGAATGAAGTGACTGCGTTGGTAGATAGCGACGACATCCATTGCCTGATGATTGCGGCTTCCGGTGCGGGCAAAACGGCGTTTTTTCTCTATCCCAACTTAGAGTATGCCTGTGCATCAGGTGTCAGCTTTCTGGCTTTGGATACCAAGGGCGACCTCGCCCGCAACTACGGCTCCATTGCTCAAAAGTATTACGACTACAAGCATATCTCCGTCATTGATCTGCGCAACCCCACCCGCTCGGACGGTAACAACCTACTGACACTCATCAACCGCTATATGGACATTGCAAGAACGCAGCCGGATGATCTTGCCGCCAGAGCTAAAGCGGAGAAGTATGCCAAGATCCTCGCAAAGTCTATCGTCAGCCCGGAGGGAAACTCCGACCATGGGCAAAACGCATTTTTCTATGATGCGGCCGAGGGACTTCTGTCCTCTGTCATCCTGCTTTTGGCGGAGTTTCTGCCGCCGGACAAGGAACATCCAGAGGAGCGCCGTCATATCGTGTCCGTCTTCAAAATGGTACAGGATCTGCTGGAGCCGTCTAAAGTACGGGGTAAGTCGCAGTTTCAGGTGCTCATGGATAAACTGCCTTCTGAACACAAAGCCCGCTGGCTGGCGGGGGCAGCACTCAACAGTTCCGAGCAGGCGATGGCCTCCGTCATGTCTACCGTGCTGTCCCGGCTGAATTCCTTTCTGGATTCGGAGCTGGAACAGATCCTATGCTTCGACAGTGCCATTGACGCTGAGATGTTTGCTGCGGAGAAGTCTGCCATCTTTCTCATTCTACCGGAGGAGGATACTACAAAAAACTTCATGGCGGGTTTGATGATCCAAAACCTCTCCCGTGAACTTTTCGCCGTAGCGGATGAGAACGGCGGCAAGCTGAAAAACCGCGTCATCCTCTTCTGTGATGAGCTTGGCACCATGCCGCCCTTTGATATACTGCCCCTGTTCAGTGCGGGACGCTCTCGCCGCCTGACACTGGTACCCATTATCCAGTCCATGGCACAGTTGGAGAAGAACTATGGTAAAGAGGGCGCATCTATCTTGATGGACAACTGCCAGGATGTGATCAGCGGCGGCTTTGCGCCCAACAGCGAGGCGGCAGAGACTTTTTCCAAAGCCCTCGGCAGCCGCACAGTTTTGTCTGGCACAGTCAGCCGTGGCAAGAATGACCCCAGCCAAAGTCTGCAAATGATGGAGCGTCCACTGCTGACGGCGGACGAACTCAAGTCAATTCCCAAAGGCAACTTCATTGTACAGAAGACCGGATGCCACCCCATGCGCACTCACTTGCGGTTATTTCTTGAATGGGGCATCACCTTCGACGAGGAATACCGTGTGGCAGAGCAGTCTGCCCGTAAGGTCTACTATGCTGACCGAGAAGCGCTGACTCGTGCCATTCTGAAGAAATACCCGCCCAAGCTGCCAGAGCAGCAGAGCAAGCGCTCCTCCAAGAGTGCTGGACAAATGCACGATTCACCCATGCAGGACATGATCGTTGCCGAGGACATCGATTATGCGCACCAGCCGAAACGACACGCCTATAACCTGCCCCATCAGGAGGATACACCGTGAGTTACTTCGATACCATCTATGCGGATACCCTTTTGCCGCACCGCGCGATTCCTGTTTATATGTACCTCAAAGACCGCTCCGGCAGCACCGGAAGCTGTTGGCCCGGCATCAAGACCATAGCCAGAGACCTCAATCTCTCCCGCAGCACGGTCAAGCGGGCACTGACAGATCTGGAGCAACATGGCTACCTTGCCAAGCTGCCCCGGCATCGTCCAAATGGGAGCAACACCTCCAATCTTTACACACTTTTATGAGCAAAAGTGGTTGGTATCATAATATGATACCAACCACTTTATTCAAATAAAGTACAGATGATTTCATTTCTCAAAGGGGGAACTGCGCCTATTTGTTGAACCGAGGACGGGGTCAATATGAGCCCACCAGAACAGCCCACTCTATCGGAGATTAAGGCAGAGAAAGAACAGTCATTCCATGTAGAGAATTATCAGAGGTGACTCCTTCTATTAGTCACACCCGTGATAGTCCCAATAAGAGTCAGAAAGGGAATCGGGACCACAATCTGTCTCGTCATAGTCGTAATAGAAATTAGAAGTCGGCGAAGTGTATACCTTTTCAATCTTGGCCTCATCCTTCCTGAGATCCGAACGCCTCAGTTCCTCGCGCCTCCAATCTCCAGACATCTCTGTTTCCTGCAAGGAGTGGTACTTTGAAGTTCCTGAGTCTGCCTTGAGTGTATTTTTTTTATACTCATCGAGCCAGGAAGCACTCGAAGCCTTTTGGCTATTGGCTGTATTCAAATTCGTGGTTCTATTACTCGATAGGATGGCTTTGCACCGCGGGCATACTCCAGCGTAGTTACTTACGATGCTACAGCATTTGGGACATACGACCATCTTCTCTCTTTTGCCGCTTTGTACCGAATCCTGTTCTGCGGGCTCCTCGTTTTGTCGAACAGAAACTTGTGACTCCACTTCACATGCATTTGCACTTTTAGGGCATTCGGTTTCCTTGAATTCGTTATAGCCTGAAGTCGAGGCTGCAGGATACAGTTGACTTTGTCCGTGTTTCTCTGCTATCTTAGGCTCATTCTCGACTCGACTGTAATGCACGATGGATGCGCTTGGGAACAGCGAAGGAACTTGTTCCTCAAATTTATCAGGCAAAGTGACTTCTCGAATGCTCGTCCCAATAAAGGCGTCGTTGCTTATCACCTCTACGCTTGGGGGAATTATAATTCTCTTTAACTTCCCGCAAAAGCTAAAGGCATGGGGCGGGATTGCGCGTATGGATTTAGGGAGTATGAGGCGTTCAAGACTGCTACAGCCCTCAAAGCAACCGTCCCCTATCTCGACTAATCCAATCGGAAGTATCACAACTTGGAGATTTCTACAGCCTCTGAACGAATATTTTCCAATTCTTTCAATAGCCCTAGATAGAGGAAAGCGAACTCCGGAGATTGCACTATTTTCAAAGGCTCCATCTTCAATAAACTTCACGCCATCCGGAATAAGCACTGCACCGCCGGTGCCTATAAAGCGAACCAAATGCCCAAGGCTTATTTCAAACTGCTTGACAGATTGGACGGTTTGCTTTTCCTGCAGACCTGCGGCACAATTACTTTGGCTTTTGATGGGATTGGGCGATGTAGCCACTGCTTCCGCCATAGAACAACCGCAATGCGGGCATTGTATTGCATGTGTGCTTAGTTTCCCGCCGCATTTAGAGCATTTTATTAACGCCATAATCTTTTTCTCCATAAGGGTCAAGTCACTACAGCGGCCGTTCCATACATTTTCGCACTTCTTCAAGAAAAGACTTCAACGACCTGCTGGTGCTTGCTTCTGATCTCCCCAAAGACAGAGAAATCTCACGAGCAGATGGGACTTCTCCGGTTTCACAATAATGCTTAAACATTCTTTGATCAAAGAAACTATGTGAGGCAGGATTGATGTAGTCAATGACCTCAGGATAGTAAGAGAGTATTTTAGCAGATAGCAACGGTGAGATTGCAATTTTTTGCCTCTGCTGGCAGCTCTGGAACCGCTTCTCTACGCAACTGAGAAAACGAGAAACCGTGTCTCGGTTTTCCATTTCAAGCTCAACATTGTCCCCTGCTGGTAATAGGTCAAGAATATTTGCATCTTCGTCACTGACGCCAGTAGGTAATATCACAGCCTCTTGATTCAGTTGCAGAAGCCTTCTAATCTCATCTTCTGCAACCGACAAAATGGCACTCGCTTTTCGAGGAAATTTTTCCTCGTCCAGAGCACAGTGAAGATGACGTGCAAGACACTTTAGCTGTGCAATGCTTTTTTGATCTGCTTTGGATAGATGAATCCCGCCCCGTTTAATCACGGTTGCGTTTTCAGCAATACTTCGCGCGTATCGGCGCTTCATGGACAGCATAAAGTAGTTCAGAAAACTGCCTTTGTCAGGGTTGAAGCTCTTCAAGCATTGGTCTATCGTTTCAACAATTTCAAGTCCCATATCGCTGTAGCGGCTACTTAATGATTGCAAATACAGATAAACGTTCTCAATCAACTCAAATCTGGCTTTTTGATATAAGGTTGGAAGCCCTGCCGTACCAGGCATGAAAACCTGAGAGGTGTTGATTTTGACAGCCAGCTCATCTAATACCATATCCTTTTCCTCATATCGTAAGCAAGGCGTCAAGCATTTTTCTCGCTTTTTCGGTAGAATCACAACTGATTGTGTATATCAGAGATGTTAGATTAAGAAGAGATGAATAATCACACAAGACAGGGCTATTGGGTCGATCTTCAACAAAGTATACGCGGCGATAGAGAATCCGCTCAACCTTGCTATTCAAGTGTTGCGTGGCAAACGAAAGCGCAGCGAACAAGAGTATCGGTAGGTCTTTAGAGCCGTATGTGGTATCCGCATAGATGCTTGCGCCCGAAGGAATTGCTCCTACAATATCCCGTATTATGCGGGCATAGGTATTGCTGCCCTCCGAAAATGGGATTTGAATGATAGTGTAGTCAATTGAATTCACCTTGTCTGAACAGCACGACTTGAACTCGCTTTCAAACACTTGAAGGTTCTTCTTCCAGAACTGTGCTGGATCACATTTGCACAAGAGGATAACACGCAGATTATCCTCTTGTGTAACAATGTGCGGCATATAGCTGGCAACGGGATAGACAACAGGGAAACTGGCTGCAGGTATTGATGAATCCTCCCCTACGTAGCTGAGTGGGGTTGGATTTTCCTGCATAGTGACATTACATATTACTACCTTTTGCATATAGTTCCCTCATTATATTAGGGCGAATGATTTCTCTACTGCCCATTTCGCGAAAGCGGCCCGCTTTCCGCTTTCAAATAGAACAGTAAAAGTTTCTCGCTGCACATCAACAATCCGACCCAAGCCAAATGTGTCATGGCGTACCCTCATGCCAAATCTAACATATTCGGCAGTTAATCTTTTAACGGCATTAGCTACATCTATGTCTCCCGCAACACTGCACTCCCTGACCAAAATCTCAGCATTAGACAGTATAAGAGGAACTGCATCCTCCGGCCAGGCTGCTGGGTCGCGGTGAATTAGTGTATTGCGCATATTTGCAAGATCGATCGCTGCAGTAAGAAATCTGTCCGGTTGGGACAAGCGACTAGAGTTCGACCAGCTCTTCACAACATCTTCGTTAATCTTGTATTTGCCAGAGCGTACAACAAAATGCTGTATTCCTGCGTTCTTCAATGTTGTTAACTCATCTCCATGTGGGTCCGGCTCGCTCAAAAGGCGTGTAAGATATCCTACTGCCGGAGGCGATGTCCGGCATCCTTTTTGGGCAATTCTGCGAATGTCGGAAACAATTCGATCTATAATAGCTGAGTCCATTGTGATGAAGGGAGTGGCTGCTGGCCCTGAGAATTCTTGCAGAATGGTCTCTGCCATGCGCTGCATATTATGTGCGAACTCCGTATTGAAATTTCCACCCGTTGCTTCGGCAACGAATAGGAGTCCTACCGCTCGGTCATAATAGCTCTTGGCCGATGGGCTGAGCTGAGAAAAAACAACATGACTTCGTGCAAACTCTTCAGACTTTTTCAAAACATACTGGTTGAGCTGTTCCTGGCCTAAAATCTGATCAGCCTGTTCATTCAACTTGTGCTCATCGACTGTTGCTTTAGAGACTTCCTTATGCATGGAGTTAGCAATACGGCGGTAATCACGCTCCTCTTCTAATGTCATCATTATATGTTCGGCCTTTAATTTTTCGGGAATTAAGCGAATGAATTCGGAGGGTTGTGTACCTGCTTCGTAGCACAGGTAGAGATAGTCGCGGGCTCTAGTCACTGCTACATAGAAAAGGCGACGTTCCTCATTTGTTCGCTGTTCGCGTTCAGCTTTCAGTTCTTGCTGTAGCTCCTCAATCTCGTCCGCACGCGCCATATCTGCCAATAGACCTTTTACTGTTAGGCACTGTACATAAAAATTGTTCAGATTGGCTGTTGCTTCGAAAAAACGATTCCTTTTGATCTTCAGCCGTTCAATCGACTCACCAATATCGGCAATATTTTTACAAAGTTCCTTTAATTGAGAGTCATAGTTGCTTTCATCTTCTGCCGTGTCTGATGTTGCAACTAGAATTTGCTCCTTCATCTCTTCGGCTTCTGACTGCTTATTAAGTAGTTCGGTATTGAGCTTTGCTATGTCCGAACTATATTGAGCAATAAGAGGTGTCATGAAGTAAACATAGGCATCTAAGTACTCCTCCACTCCATCTGCAGAGAGCGTTAGGAGACCATCTCTCATGTCAAATAGTTCTTGCTGGAAATCTTGCATCCTATCCCGTTCAGCCTCAGTAAAAATCGGACTGTCACATTCCTCCAGAAGAGTAGGGAAAACCGATTGATCAAGTTCCTGTTTTTGACGGTAGTAGCACGCACGAGATTCCTGAAATGTCTTTAATTGCTCGTTCCTTTCGGCATACTTTCGGTCAATCTGCTCTGTATTAGGATATTGCCCTGCAGATAGGCCGGTAATGATAACTATATCATACTCAAGGCCCTTTGCAGAGTGGATCGTACTGATTCGCACACCAGGGGTAAGCGGTTTACCGGAGACCGCGCGTTTTTTCGCATTGTCTTCAAATGTTGAAAAGATTTCTTTTAGCTGTGCTCTCGGAACGGGCCAGGGTGCAGATGTATTTTGGCAATATTCTTCAAATTGCTCAAACACCTCATCTGAGTGGTGGTCATTAACCCTTCCCTCATAAAGCTCTCCAGCTTTAATAGAGAAACGATCAACCGCATCCGCCAGGCTTGTGATCTGGTTTAGCCGGACTTCATCACTTAGCGCCTTAACTTTTTTTAGACTATCTTCGCATTCAACTTCAGTGCATCGACCCTTTACAATTTTTTGGATATGACGCTCGGTAACATTAACAGATTGAGTAACCGATATAAGTGCCTTTGCTGATGCGGTAATGTCGTATGCATTGAGAATGCTCAATATAGCCTTCATTTCTCTATACATATCGCTTAGAACGATGATAGAATCCTCTTTCGACACAGGGATGTCGGCTGCCGTAAGTTCATCACGAATACTATTGGCTGTTCTACGATCTCGCGACAAAATACAGATTTCATCTGCTGACTTCCCTGACGCTAATAGTATGTTTATCTCATTGATAAGATTAGTGAACTTGCTGTTGTAGGTTGTAATACGGATCTTTTCCCCCGTTGCACGGTTCGCGTGAATCGGCTTACCTTTTTTTGCACGATTCTGAATCGTACTTAGAATTGCATTTCCCGCTTCGACAATATTTGGATTATTTCTATAATTTGTGAGCAGGTAGGTAGTTCTGCAGTTTGGTTTGCCAACGAGATTTTTGATAATCGTATTATCGGAACCACGCCAATAATAAATGGACTGGTCATCATCGCCAACGAATGTAAAGTTTATGCCCCCAACATCATAAAACGGCTCAAAGATGCTGTTTTGGAGCACATTTACATCTTGAAACTCATCGATTAAAATACAAGAGTATTTGGCAATAATGCCCTTCCTCACAGGCGAATCTTCCTGCATGATCGCATCTCTCACAAAAAGAGATGCCTCAGTATAGCCCATTATTTTTCCGTTTGCGCGCTGGTGTTCCTGATACTGCTGAAGTAAAAAGTCAAAACCGGCGCAGTTGATAGGAAGGCCCCGGGCATAATCAATCAAATCATTAAGCAACCTACCGAGCTTTTCCGAGCGCGTGCCTGCTCCCGCAAGATAAAACCTGAAAATGCCCTCTAACTTGTTCTCACGGATAATTTCGCTCAACATCTGAATTTTCTGTTGCTTCGTTTCTACATTATTGTCAAAATCAAAAACAGGCTTTTGTGAAAACCCCATTTGAGGGTAATAAGTGTTGACAAGCTGAATGACAAAGCTATCTATCGTCCGCGCGTTAACTGTTGCTTTTTTTGTTGGAGCTATATTCGAATAGATGACATCAACTAGTGATTTCCCGCGAGAACGCATTTCTGCAGCAGCAGCTACTGTGAATGTAAGGAGAAGTATTCTATTGAGCGGGATTTTTTTCACAGCACGAAGGTAGGCAAGACGCGCAACAAGTGTTCTCGTTTTCCCGCTGCCTGCACCAGCCAAAATAATGAGGTTTTTATCTATGCCACTCGTGATTGCTTCACGTTGCTGAGGATCTGCGCCTTGAAGAGATTCATCCAAGGTGAAAAAATCAGAATCGCTTACGGCCTTTTCAACATCTTCATCTTGCATGGTAACTTCTTGCGGTCTTGGGGTAAATATCGGGAGTGCCTGTATAGCCGTTTTGTCTTCACGAGCACCCGGTCCGATCCGCCCGTAGTATTGCTCAGTTGCTTCGCAATGGAGTCGTTTCGCAAATAGGCCGTCTGGCTCTTTCTCCAGAATAAGGACCTTATTCTCCATTGCATATGTGTGCTCTTTGAATACAAAAACGCTAGACTTTCCATCATATTCCCATGTAGTGTCACTGAGGAACTGACTCCACACTGCATAATCGTATTCCTTACCATTACCCATTGAAGGAAAGCAATCGAAGATAGAGGCAATTTCAGGTATTATCAGGAGCTTTTGTATCAGATCTTTTGCTAGAATTTCACCACCGACAAAATACGAACTAATACTATGAAAGGCGGAGTCATTTGAATCGACTTTTAAATTACTGAGAGCATATTCACTTAATACCGTCGCAACAAACTCATAAATGGAGACTGGGAGCTTTCGTCCCCTTGGTGAAATGTTCAAATTTGTAATGCTTGATAGACTTGTTTTCATTTGAAAAGCTTACCTTTCATATAGTTTACCGGTACTGTTATATGGCTGAGCCTTATAGTGGATTCCAGGTAAGGGTACACCATTAACTCCGTACTTTGGCAGATATCCAAAAAGATCAATATAGCGATGCAAGTCCGGATTTTCCGTTTCCATCGCAACGACAACCTCCAATAATGAGTAAGCGTCATCAATAGCACGATGCGAGTTGTGTACGGTAGATTCGAGGTTGTATGCACTAATTGCATCACACAGCTTGTGTGGGTACGGTCTTCTATCCCGATATACAGTTAGGGCATCTATAGTATGTAGTCGGCTGAAAATGTCGCCATGATGATTCTTACTTAAAAACGCACATAAAAACGCCAAGTCAAATTGGGCATTGTAGGAAATCATCAGGGGCTTATCATTTCCAATAAAATCAACGAAAGCATTGCAAACTGCAGAACTGACTTTTCCTTTAGACCTGAGCTGTTCATTCGTTATCCCTGTTAACTCCACAATTTTTGAAGAAAGAATTTCATTCGGAGGGAGCAAAACCATTTCGTTCATGGTTTCCGTGGTGTCAATATGGTTGGAATCATACCTAACCTTGATTGCAGCGAGCTCAATTATGGAGTTTCTGCTTGGGTCAAGCCCGCTTGTTTCGAGGTCAAATACGATTATGCTATCAAAGTTGCTCAACAACTTTTTCAACGCAATGTCCTTAGGAGATTGCACATTGGAAACGACAGGAAACCATTGAGGATAGTCCGCTTGAGCTTGTGAGTGACCTAACTCAATGGCCTTTTTCAGCCACTTATTTGACTCGGCTGTATCAACCTGAAAACCGTTTTCTCCGAAGTACATACAATTAGCAAGCCAATACATCGCATCAGCATTACCTTTATTAGCAGCAGCGATTAACATATTCGGTGCTGTTGTTGCTGAAAAGATTGGTGAGTCGCACTCGTGATATGCTCCTGCATAGCTAGCGGGACAGCCGCACTCCGGACAACACGCGAGACCTTCATCAAAAGTATTATCACATTCGGGACATCTTAGTTGAATGACCTTTTTCCCCTGATGACTCTTAATATAGTCGATTGGGCACCCACATTCCCTGCACGCGTCTACCCGATCAATTACAGGAGCGCCGCATTCGGGACACTTCAGAAGCATAGAAGAACACCACCCATCTATAAGAATGAGGTCTATTTTTGTAAAATTATATCATAATAGCACAAAATTTCAACTATACGAAACGCACTTTTAGAGCTAAATACCATTGAACGATATGGATTCCAACGCTAAAAACACAACTGGTTAGTCAATGCCAGCATAAGGCAAAGAGAATAATATAGCTTTATCCTTACATGCATAGCGCCGAAACGAATCGTGTCGTTATAAGCGTTTCCTATTGCGTCTTCTGGTAGCTTGATAGCTGTATCTGCCTGAGCCTCGCAGGGCGTTATTCATAATGTCCAACCCAGCGCAAAAGGCGATTTTTCCCCACGGTAGTGAGCCCATGTAAGTCTGACCTGTTTTGATTCCATTTCTTTGATCAATCTTATCAAGGGTATATGCAGTTGCAATTAAACCAGTAATTCCATATCTCATAATATTACCTCCATCAAAAATCAAGTTATCTTTTGCGGTCATTTATTTATAGAGGCAGTTCTGCACAGAACTTAACATTTCATTTGGGAGTTTACAAAAGACTTTTGCCACAGGTCTTTTTGCCTCAGTTGCTCCCCAAAACCATAAGAACTGTAAAGATAGAAACCTGACCGTTACCTAATTCATTATACTTGTTGCCATTATGTGCTTTACCACTGGTAATGTACGTTTCTTTGGATAGTGTTTAATACCCCGCTTACCTTATGTGCAAGTAAGTTAAGTAAGGTGATTGCAGATAAAGAAACTTCCATATATAATGTGTTGGAAAGGATATAAATTGGGAGCGAATAACTGTGTGGATAGATGCTATGGCATAACCATCTTTTTCGACCAGAATGAATCGCTGACCGGTAGTGATATCAATCGCCAGATCATTAATCGGCGAACAGCACGGGGAGGGACATATGACCTATCGTGAGTTGAATGACTTGTTTTTCAAGACTTGGGCGGATAAACACGGTATTATCCGCGGCAAGCCGGTCATGCTGATCTACCGTATGAACCATGCGGCTGGCGCTGAGGGGTTGGACGCTGTTGTGGACGAGTCCCTTCTTGCTGCAGAGCTAAAAAAAGCTGGCCTAACGCTGATGAGAGAGGAAGAAGAAAATGACCTTAATTGTGTGCGTGGATGATAATATGGGGATGCTCTTCAACCACAGGCGTCAGAGTAAGGATGTGGTTGTCAGGGAGCGTATTCTCAAGCAGGCAGAGGGAAAACACCTCTGGATGAACCATTACTCCGCAAAGCAGTTTGACCCAGAGGCGCTGATCAACGCGGACGAGTCCTTTATGAACGAAGCTGCCCCAGAGGATGTCTGCTTTGCAGAGGACTGTTCCGTTGCCCATTACGAGCAGTGGATCGATAGAATCATCCTGTATAAATGGAACCGGAGTTACCCAGCAGACCTCCATTTTGACATCCCTCTTGTAGCGCATGGGTGGCATTTGGTTTCCACTGAGGATTTTGTCGGCAACTCGCATGAAAAAATCACAGAGGAGGTTTACACGAAATGAGCAAGGATAGGTTGCTTCAAGTCTTGAAAACCACTGGTGGCTGGGTCTTCGTGGTGTTCTGCCTGCTGCTGGCCTTGGGCGCCGGTGCCTGTGTGGGTAGCCTGCTTCTGGTCATTACTGCCGTTCTCGCACTGCCCATCAAGCCGATTCGTGGCATATGGGACAAGCTGCTTGGCGCTCAGAACATACCTGCAATTCCTGAAGGAGACAATGCCCGATGGTACGAGTTGAATAAAAAGTCAGCACAGAAAAAGCAACGGGTAGAGCGAGAAAACAAGAAGCATCGCAAGGCACTAAAGCCAGCTATCATTGCCATTGCCTTCTGCATCTCGTTCTCCGTCGCATTGGCTACCTCGGAAACGCCGACAACACCATCTGCTGACTCCCCAAGTACCAGCCAAAGCACAGAACCCTCAGCCTCCGAAACTGTTCTCCCGGAAGTAGCCGAACCCACCATCGATCCGGCTGCTGAGCAGGGGACGACCACGCCGCCTACAACAGATGAAGTAACTGTTCCGACCGCCCCTGTCACGATCAGCTACTCGCTTTCTGACATCCCTGCGTATTCTGGCAGCCCCTATGTGGCTCTGAATAACAATGTTCCTTACTTTACGGACAGTGAGTTTACCACCACATCTTTTGAAACCTATAGCAATCTTGACTCTCTTGGTCGCTGTGGCGTTGCCTATGCCAATGTTGGTCTTGATACGATGCCCACGGAGGAACGTGGTTCTATCGGACAAGTTAAGCCCTCCGGCTGGCATACAGTCAAATATGACTGTGTGGATGGCAAGTATCTTTACAACCGCTGCCACCTCATCGGCTATCAGCTGACTGCAGAAAACGCCAACACGCAAAATCTGATCACTGGAACCCGATATCTTAACATCCAAGGAATGCTACCGTTTGAAAACATGGTGGCCGACTACATAAAGGAAACCAGCAACCATGTTTTGTATCGCGTAACCCCTGTGTTTGACGGAAATAACCTGGTCGCATCCGGTGTAGTCATGGAAGCAGAATCTGTGGAGGACAAGGGCGATGGTATCCTGTTCTGCGTGTTCTGTTACAATGTCCAGCCCGGCGTAAGTATCGACTATGCTACTGGTGACAGTCAACTGGATGGCTCTGCGGCTGAGGAGCCTGCTACTAAGCCATCAGAGACGCCCCCTGCCGTTACTGAGCCGGAACCCCAGCCTCCGGTCGAAACTCAGCCGCAGGGACAGACCTATGTGCTGAACACTAATACTCATAAATTCCATTACCCAAGCTGTTCCAGTGCTGGTCAGATCAAGTCCAGCAATCGCCAGGATTACACTGGCAGCCGATCCGATTTAATTGCGATGGGCTACGACCCATGTAAGCGCTGTAAGCCGTAATACTCCGCATGGAGGTACACAAATGGGGATATTTCAAAAGATCATCGACGGCTTTAGGCCCACCCTGACGGTCGATGAAGAAAAAGCCATAGAGGACAAAATATCGGCTTTCGACTTGGCTGTCCGCCAAATGGTTGGACGATATATATCCCTGGGGGAAATCGACGCCTTTAAAGGTGAGTGGACGCAAACATATAGAGAAATCAGATCCACCCGCGTTCCAAAAAACAGCCCTATATTTCCTGCAGTACAGCAGTTTTTCCAAGACTACGACCATGTGGCTGACACCCTTGCGGCAATGAACGAGTCATTTCTGGCTATGAGCTCCCAGCGCTGCGATAGCCTGTTATCCGATATAGATGGGAAAAGCTTGGACAAGCAACAACGGATCGTTGTTCTTAGTGATGAACCCCGTACACTGGTGCTGGCCGGTGCTGGCAGCGGTAAGACGCTTACGATAGCTGGAAAAGTAAAGTACCTCTGCCAAGAATGTGGTGTTGCGCCAGAGGACATCTTGCTGATTGCGTTCACAAAGAAGTCGGCCGAAGAAATGACTGAGCGCATTTCTGGGCGGCTCGGTATTCCCGTTCAAGCAACGACCTTTCATAAGCTGGGGCTTGATATCATTACCGCAGCGGAAGGCAAACGCCCAGATGTCCAAGACAATCTCGTTGATTTTGTCCGAAACTATTTTGAGAACGAGGTTGTATCGCACCCAGGGCTGGTAAAACAGTTAATTGAGTTTTTTGCCTACTACCTTCACATTCCTGCTGATATGGAGAAGTTTGACTCGCTGGGGGCCGCTTATGAGTACGAGAAATCGGTGGATTTTGAAACGCTCCGCAGCAAATACGACCAAGCGCAGTGGGTCAGTCAGGCCACGGCTGATCGTAGCGAGCAACGACGGACTCTAAGAGACGAACGGGTAAAGAGCCTTGAGGAAGTGTCCATTGCGAACTTCCTGTTCCTCAATGGCGTCAATTACGAATACGAGCGGTTGTACCCATTCGAGTCGGATGACCCCGGCAGGAAAGCTTATCGTCCAGACTTTTATCTGCCCGAATATGACCTGTACTTGGAGCATTTTGGCGTGACCAGAAATGGGCGTGTGCCATGGCTTACCCCCATTGAGGAGCAAAAGTACCTTGATGATATGGTCTGGAAACGGGAGACTCACAAAAGTCATGGAACCAAGCTGCTGGAAACCTATTCGTACCTTTCGAGTGAAGGCAAGCTGTTGGACTACTTGGATTCACTGCTCAAAAAGAATGGTGTAAAGTACCACGAGCCCAATTTCCGTGATATCTTCGAGAAGATATATGAAAAGGAAAGTGATCGCTATTTCTCGGAGTTTATCAGCTTGTGTTGCACCTTCATTACACTGTTCAAATCAAAGGGATATAGGCCAGAGGATCTGCTGTCGCTATACTCTGGAGATAGTTTGTTCCAGCGGCTATTCTTCCGTAAACGAACAGAACTGTTCAAGCAAATCCTGCTGCCGCTGCTGATAGCGTATGAAGGGAATCTTCAGGAAAATGGTGCTATCGACTTTGCGGACATGATAAACCTCTCCACGGAAAAGGTGTCGGACGGCTTTCAGGTACATCCATATCAGTACATCATCATTGATGAGTATCAGGACATTTCCTTTGCAAGATATAAGCTGGTCAAAGCCATCTTAGATCAGACTAAGGCCAAACTGCTCTGTGTAGGCGATGACTGGCAATCTATCTACCGTTTTGCCGGAAGTGATATTACACTGTTTACTCATTTCCAAGAGTACTTCGGCGCATCTGCCATCTTACGATTGGAGCAGACCTATCGCAACGCACAGCAGCTCATTGACGAAGCTGGGCGATTTGTAATGCGAAACCCTGAACAGCTTCGAAAGGCTCTTCGCTCTCCGAAAACGCTGGACTATCCCATAACCTTTATGTGTTATGAGACGACCCCGTTCCCAACACTCCGGCGCATTATGGATAAGATCATAGCTGGTTTTGGCCCGCAGGCATCCATCATGCTCCTGGGCCGGACAAACTATGATCTTGAATTAGTAGCTGAGTCAGGGCTATTTCAGGTCGGTAAGAACGGCAGCCTCAAGTACCTCGCATCCCCTGAAACTCCCATCAGCTTTATGACCGTACATAAGTCGAAGGGGCTGGAAGCCGATAATGTGGTGCTGCTGAATTTCCAAAATGCAACGCTGGGCTTTCCAAATAAGATAGCCGATGACCCCATGCTGCGTCTTGTATTGACCGCCCCGGAGGACTACCCGTATGCAGAGGAGCGGCGTCTACTGTATGTTGCCATGACCCGCACCAAAAACCGTGTGTTCATCCTCACGGACAGTAAGCGTCCGTCCGAGTTCTTCAAAGAGTTTACACCGTCACAGTCTGTGTTTATCCTAGCAAATGGCAACACGACGCAGGAGCATGTCAAATGCCCGCGTTGTAAGACGGGAACGCTGCTGGTCCGTAAGAATGATGAATCAAACAGGTATTTCGTTGGTTGCAGTAATTATCCCCAATGCGATTATAAAGTGCAGGATACATCCGTCTTGACCACCCAGCACATCTGCCCAGAGTGCGGTGGATTCATGGTAAAGCGAAGGGGGAAATTCGGACAGTTCTATGGATGCACAAACTACCCCACATGCCAGCATACCGAGCAAATTAATAAATCAAGTGTGTAACCCGTACAGAAATTGCAATCCATAAGTGGGAGGGACTTATGAATACAAAGACTAAACGCTTTCTGACCATCGTGTTCGCGCTTCTTCTCGCCGTTGCATCGGCAACGACTGCTTTTGCCCATTCTGGACGTACCGATAGTAGTGGTGGACACAGGGATAACAAGAACAAGAGCGGCCTTGGCAGCTACCATTACCATTGTGGAGGATATCCAGCTCACCTACACTCTGGAGGCTATTGCCCGTACAGAGATGTTTTCCCGTCAAGCGTAAAAATCACAGCGGGAAAGACCACTTTGGGTATCGGAGAGACAACATCAATCGAAGGATCGGTCTATCCGAGCAACGCCTGCAATACCAATATTACTTGGAGCTGCAGCGACTCTTCTGTTATTTCCATGTCGAACGGCGTAATCACAGCCAAAAACTATGGCACAGCCACTATAACCGCGGAATCATTTAACGGAAAAAAGAACTCAATTAAGATCACCGTAAAAGAAATCACTGCGGACAAAGTTGTCGTTTCCGGTTTGCCCGATTTGAACGACCACTACATCGGAGACGCCTTTGTGCTGGCATCTCAAATTGTCCCTGAGAATGTTGATGATCCATCCATAGTCTGGTCAAGCAGCAATGATGAGATCGCAACCGTTTCAAGCTCCGGAAGCGTACAGTTGCTATCTGCGGGCAAGGTAGAAATCCGCGCTACTGCCAGCAACGGCGTAAGCGGTAAAGTAGGAATAACTGTCAAAGAAAAATATGTTGAAACCGTGGATATTGCAGAAGATGAAATCGATGCGCTTTTAGGTGATGAAATCCCGGTTGCAGCGGTCGTATCTCCAAGTGATGCAACCTATCCAGAACTTGTTTGGGCATCCGAAGACCCAGCGGTCGCATCGGTTTCGGATGATGGGAAAATCAGCGCATTAGCCTGCGGCGAAACGGTAATTACCGCGACATCAACAAATGGGATCCACGATTCCGTTACTGTAAGAATCAGCGAGATCAAGGCATCCTCGTTGGAGATTGATGGACCCGATTCAATTCTGCTCGGTGAGACTGCTACATTATCGGGCGTCTTTGTACCTGCCAATACAACGGACCAAAGGATCGAATGGAGCGTAAATAACCCCTCTGTTGCAAGTGTTTCTAATGAGGGCGTACTCACTACAAAGAATGCGGGTACAGCTACGATCACTGCAACCCAAAAAGATGTTTCGGCTGTATATACCATCGAGGTTCTTCCAATAGATGTGGAAGAGATCATCATCACGGCAAGTGCGAAAGGAGCCATCAATAAAGAGGATACCATTGAACTGTATGCCGAAGTACTTCCGCAAAACGCCACCTACCCGGAAATCACTTGGAGTGTTAGTAATCCAGAAATCGCATCGATTGATGAGAATGGTGTCTTGACCGCATTAAAGGGTGGCACGGTAACCGTAATAGCCACTTCTGCGGACGGCTTTTCCTCTGAGTACGAAGTTAGAGTTTCTTCTCCTCTTGCCGTCGCAATTGGCGCAGCAGGAGTCGCCGGTGTAGGCGCTGCTGTTTTCGCAACAAAGAAAAAGAAGAATAGTAAATAACTCAAAAGGAAGAGAGAGGCCAGGAACACTGCTCCGGCCTCTCTCTTTTTGTATATCATTTTTCTGATTCCGAAAAGAAGTCACTCAATGTAACCCCCAGCGCCGCGCAGATACGCTCGATTGTAGGAACCCCTAACTGACTTCCACGCATCTCAGCATTCTTCAAAGTTGAATAGGAAACATCGCACAACTGAGATAGCTTGAAAAGCGAGAGGTTACGCTCGTCGGCCAACTCCATCACTCTTGCTATCGTATTCATGCAATCCCCGCCTTTCTACATTCTTTCCTGTCTTCAATTCTAAAGGAAATGTAGTCCAATATTCTGTACTCAAAGGACGCGCCCTACGATTTGGAATCTCGAGTCGGGCATGATCGCCTTGGGTGCGTATGCCTGGTTATAGGACAGCATCACAGGCTGCATGTGCAGACAGCCATAGCTATCAGTAAATGCATCCCTTTGTTGCTCGTCTGGCTCCTGCTCGCTGTAAACCTTCAAATAGCCATCGCCATCATAGACAAAGATGCCGACTTCACCAACGGCCAGAGTCTCGCATTCCTCTACCCAAACGATCTGACCGTCATGATAGACCGGCTCCATACTGTCACCAGAAACCCGCACACCAAAATCAGCGCCTTTCGGGACAGACTTCTCAGGGAAACTAACCATCTCAAAGTTCCCTTCTTCAAGGAACTCGCCGGTGCCAGCAGATACCGCAAGATTGCTCACAGGCATATCTATGTACTTGAGAATACTGACCACCTTCGGCTGCGGCTTATATCTTCCTGAAGCAATCAGGTCATCCCTGTACTCTTTGACCTTTGCCAAACCGGTATCATTGAGCACCGGCGTATGACTACTGCAAAAATAAGAAACATCCACATCCAGATCGAGCGCATGGCAGACGGCCATCATCTGATAGGCGTTGGGCAGGGCGCTGCCCTTTGCCCACTTGTTGATGCCGCTGGGAGACATTGTTACCCCATACTGCCGCAAAAGTGCGCTGAAGTCGACAAGGCTGAGTCCAGCTTTGCGTCGTGCTTCATCAATGCGAGCTCCGATAACATTTTCCTGACGCTCCGTCTCTGCATTATAGTTCGCGTGATTCGTTATCGGGAGAGAAAGAATTTTAGCTTTGCTCTTACTCATAATAGCGACCGCCTTTTCTGTTTATGGCTTCAGTATATAGCGGAAAACACTCACTGTCAATAGAAAATTGACTATTACTCTACAAATGCGACATTGACATAGACAAACATTCAAATTATTATGAAGGCACACGGACAAGATAAGAGGTGAAAAACACATGGATAGCGAGCGTGTTATTCTGCACAGTGACATGAACTCCTTCTACGCATCCGTTGAGATGATGCTCGATCCCGAGCTCAAAGGGAAGCCTGTTGCGGTGTGCGGTTCGACGGAAGAGCGTCATGGTATCGTCTTAGCCAAGTCGGACTTAGCCAAGAAAGCTGGAGTAAAAACAGGCATGGTAAATTGGGAAGCTCGGCAGCTTTGCCCAGGACTGATCGTTGTACCGCCTCAGTACGACCAGTACCTCAAGTATTCAAAGCTGGCTCGCCAAATCTATCACCGGTATACGGATCTTGTTGAACCGTATGGCATGGATGAGTGCTGGCTCGATGTGACCGGCTCCCGTACCTGCGGGACAGGCATGGAGATCGCCGAGGCAATTCGGCAGACAACAAAGGATGAGCTTGGCCTGACGGTGAGCATCGGCGTGTCGTTCAATAAGATTTTTGCCAAACTCGGGTCGGACATGAAGAAGCCGGATGCAATCACCGAAATCAGACAGGATAACTTCAAGGAAAGGATCTGGCCTCTCGATGCTGCCGAGCTACTCTATGTGGGAAGATCCACAGAAAACAAACTGGCCCAATACGGGATCCGCACCATCGGTGATGTGGCAAAGGCCTCCCCAGAAACGCTACAGCACATGCTGGGGATCAATGGCATCAAGCTCTGGAGGTATGCAAACGGAACGGATACTTCTCGTGTCATGCACAAGGACTTTGTCAGCCCCGTCAAGTCCATCGGGCACGGGATCACCTGTACTGCTGACCTGCAAACGCCGGAAGAAGTCTTCCGAGTCATGCTGGAATTGAGCCAGGATGTTGGGCATCGGCTCCGTGTCCACGAGTTGATGGCCTGTGGTGTCCAAGTCTCCGTCCGGGCAAATGACCTGTATGGCTCACAATACCAGTGTAAGCTCCCGCTCAGAACACAGCTACCAAGCGAAATCGCGAGGGCAGGCTTTCATCTGTTTATGGAACGATATCGGTGGGACAAGCCAATTCGAGCTGTCACTATCCGTGGTATTGATTTGGTATCACAGAAAGAAGCAGAGCAGCTCTCCATGTTCGTGGATCATCAGAAGCGGGATCGTCGCATCCGTCTGGAGGACGCTGTTGAGGACATTCGAAAAAGGTTCGGCAAACGAGCCATTTCCTACGCTGTGCTTATGGGTGACTTGAAGATCCCTGATGACGGTAGGCAGTTGGTGACCATGCCTGGACTTATGTATCAGTAACTACTGCCAACTGAAGGGAAGAGGCTGAACAAGATGAAAATGCAATTCCACAAAGCCGTGGTGAAGGTGTTGGTCGTCGTAGCACCAGACCGCACCAAAACTCCTGTCTCTCTGACTTTTGAAGATGGGAAGGAATATCCCATCGACCGTGTCTGCGGCAGGCGGAGAGCCGCAGCAACAAAAGTTGGTGGAACAGGTATCCGTTATACGATCATGATTGGAGGAAGGCAAACCTATCTCTTCGAGGACGAAGATCAGTGGTTTGTCGAAGCCAAAAACCTACATATATAGGAGATAAGCCATTGAAATATCTATCACGCAATGACCTTGAGACAATCAGCGGAAGAGTCATCGCAGCCTATAAAAAACTTCCGGCTATATCCGGTCAAGCCCCGGAACGAGTAGATATCGATTATCTCTGCCAAGAACTCCTGGGCCTTCGTGTCGATTATGCCCGGTTATCCCTGAACGGCGAGAAAATCGGCTTGACATCTTCTTGTGAGGTAGGCGTTGAGATATTTCCCGAAGATCCGAGCTGCGAAGAAGAGCAATATTATATGCTCGATGGAAAAACCATTTTGATTGAAAGCGAACTTATGAAAGAAGGCGCAAACATAGGCCGCAGAAACTATACCGTTTCCCATGAGAGCTGTCACCACATTCTGAAAATGCTGTTTCCGCATAACTATGGAGCCCAGGCAAAAGCACGCTCTGTCCACTGCTATTACCGGAGCAGCAGAGGAAATACCGATTGGGAGGAATGGCAAGTCGAGACATTGGCTGCCATGATCTTGCTTCCGCCAGAATGTGTGATTCGGAGCATGGAGCGATTCGGGCTTGGAACTCAGATGCGCTTACTTAACCGAGTATTTGCCTCTGCTGACTATAAGAAGTTTGAGGCAATGGCATCATTTATGGGGGCTTCCAAAACAGCATTGTCCATTCGGATGATGCAGCTCGGACTTCTGAAAAGGAATGATCTTTCCGACCCCTATAGGTTGGTTCGAGTCGAGATGGATGAGGAGGACCGTATACTATGAAAACTAACCAATATGAGATCAAAGTCGTAAAACGCTGTCCAAAATGCGACTGGCGCATCTTTGATAAGGTGACGCCCACCTCGGGCATCATTGAACTGAAGTGTCCCAACTGCCGAAAGGTTGTTGAGATCGACCTGAGTTATCGCACCCCAAGCCGCAGGAGAGCTACCTATTACCGGGTACCCTGCCACACTTACACATAAGAACGACAACAGAATAAGAAAGCTGATCGCACCGAGCCACGGGTTCTTAGATTAGGAAGTCTATGAGTCACCAAATTGCCGGGCATTGAGAGGAAAAGGTTACTGCAAAGTGTACCTGCCTTCTTAATGCCCGGCTTTTTTGTGCTGTTGCCCCTTAACGGAGGTAACAATGCTGACCAGCCTTTGGGAGCCCTATATCGCTCGATATCCCTGATCTCCGATTTTTTGAAAACCCCATCAATTTCAAAAAATCAAAAGGAGATCAAAATCATGTCCGAAAAAGTATATATTCTCAATGTTTACAACACCATGACCGGCCAATATGAACTTATCCAAGTAACCAAGGAAGTTTTTCTGACTTACAGGCGAACGAAATGGAATATCGAAGATAGCACGGAACGCTTTTTTAAGCATGAGACACAGATGAGTTCGCTGATCGGCGGCGAAAATGAGGGATACGAGCGGTTCCACGAGTTTATAGATTATGAAAATACGCCCGAAAATCAGGCCATTGAGGAGATGGTATTCCAGTCCCTGCGTAATGTCCTGGATCTGCTTCCTCCAAAAGACTACGAGCTGGTCTATGAACTTTACTTCAAAAACCGCACCGAAAGGGAGTGTGCACAGAGGCTGGGGATGTCTCAGCAGGCCGTCCATGAGCGGAAAAAGCGCATTTTGAAAAAAATCAAAAATAATTTGGACGAGGAGGGTTGTTAAGATGCCTGTTTTCTCCCGTATACATGCGAGAAGAAAATCTCTTCTTGTGAACGTTGAAAACTGAATATCCGGCGACTGATAACGTCAGTCAGCGGGCCCCCGACGAAGGGGAGCAGCGATGCGGCGGGTACGCCAAGACCCACCTGTGCGGATAACACCGCATAAAAGACGGCCTACTAAGGTGGCCGAGCGATACCCACCCAGCCCAAAGCAGCTTTGGCAAGCTGTCTCGCAATGATACCGTTGACCTGTACTCACTGTCCAGCCACAGACTCAAGCAATGGGGGCAGCTCGGAGAGATCCTCGGAGGGGTGAGATTCCCGGAGGGTGGTGCCAGCCACTGGTCAGTTTAGCCGCCCACGATCCGGGAAGTAGTGTCGAATAGGATCATTAAGAAGCAAGAAAACAAATACGGCGGGAGCCGAACCATACCAGGGAAAAGCAATATTCTTCCAACCAATGGACGGCTCCCGCCTTTTTGATGATAGAAATGTGAGGACAAGACTTGTCCTTAGATTTCTATCATCTGTATTTTTTGAAAAGTGCCAACAGCTTCGACATAATTATATTGAAAAGTTGCTCTTTGCGGTGTATAATCCTCTTGAAAAGTCATTGCAAGGAGGGGCAACGATGCTGTTTCGGAAAATCAAATCTCTTATCGAAGATCATCTGCAAAGCAATTCAAAGAAGATCCTTCTGATAGACGGTGCGCGTCAGGTCGGAAAAACCTATATCATCCGACATGTAGGACACAAACTGTTTGAAAACTTCATCGAGATCAACATGGTGGAGGACTCCATCGGCCCACGGTTATTTGCCGAAACGAAAACCGTTGAGGACTTCTACCTGCAAGTCAGTATGCTGGAAGGCAGCAAGATGAAGCAGAAGGACAACACGCTGATCTTTATCGACGAGATCCAGGCATACCCTCATCTGTTGACTCTGCTGAAGTTCCTATCCCAAGATGATCGCTTCACCTATATTGCCAGCGGATCTTTGTTGGGCGTGACATTGTCACAGACCACATCGATCCCCATGGGCAGTATCCGTAAAGTTCGGATGTTCCCTTTGGACTTTGAGGAATTTCTCTATGCCAACGGGCTGAACGATTTTGCCATCTCTGCCATGAGAAAGAAGTTCGAGGGACTGGAAGCGCTGGATGAGCCGACCCACAACAAAATGATGGATTTCTTTCGGAAATATCTGCTGGTCGGCGGTCTGCCGGATGCGGTCAATTCCTATCTGGAAAATCACAACATTCAGCTCGTCCGTGAGATCCAGCAGGAGATCCATGATTACTATGCCGCCGACGCATCCAAGTATGACGAAGAGCGTAAGCTGAAAATCCGCCGTATCTATGACCTGATCCCCTCCAACATGGAGAATAAGAAAAAGCGTGTCGTAGCACAGAGCATAGAAGATAAGAGGGGAAAGACCTTCGCAGATTATCAAGACGAGTTCGAGTATCTGATCAGCGCGGGTATTGCCCTCAATGTGCAGGCCATCTCTAATCCGGTATTCCCGCTGGTCGAGTCCACCGGGAAAAATCTGCTGAAGCTATACCTGAATGATGTGGGTATCCTGACCGGCATCCTTTATGGCAATAACATCCGAGCTGTGCTGGACGATGAAGCCAGCATCAATCTCGGCTCCGTCTATGAAAGTGTCGTAGCCAGTGAACTTATCGCACATGGTTATGAACTGTTCTATTATGATAACCGCCACAAAGGTGAGGTGGATTACCTCATCGACGATTATGCCACGTTATCCGCCGTCCCCATTGAAGTGAAGTCTGGCAAAGACTATACCATCCACAGCGCGCTGAACAGCTTCGTGAAGAATGAAGACTATCATATTCAGAAAGCCTTTGTTGTGTCCAATGAGCGAACGGTCTCTACGAAGGGAAAGATCATCTATATCCCCATCTACTATATCATGTTCTTCCAGCACGGTCTGGAGGATAGCGAAGCCATGCATTTTTAAGTCAGGCGATAATGTCTTGATATATTAGAGAGATACTGCGACCAGCATTTAATATCAAAGCAGCCAGACCACGAAAGGCAGTGGGCTATATTGTAGCCCGCTGTCTTTTTCTCTGCCTGTTTTTATCGGCAAAAAACAACTACAATCAAGGAGGTAGCACCATGCTGTCAAATAAGAACACCAAGAACGCCAATTTTCTCTTTATTGTTGATATGCTGAAAGATCTCCTTGCGCAAGAGTTGATCACAGAAAAGGAATATGCCAGGGCAAAAAAGTATTACATGAAGCTCACCGGTGCGGACATAGTATTGGCCCGCTGAAATTGTGCATTAGGTCAATTCTGCGCTGTTTCAATTGTTATGATAGCTATTCAATGTAGTTATCAGTATAATGTGGTTTGCCAAAAGTGGTTGGTATCATAATATGATACCAACCAAAATTAGAGAAAGGAGGACACTGGAATGTCTGAAATGCGACTCATCACCCCCATCACAAGGCAGGGCACAAAGAAGATGCAGGTCGCAGCATACTGCCGAGTGTCTTCCAACTCCGCAGATCAGCTCAACTCCTATGCAGCGCAGATCCGGGCATACAAAAAATACATTGGAGCACGCGGCGATTGGGAACTCGTGGACATCTTCGCTGACGAAGGTCTCACCGGAATGAAAAGCGAAAACCGTAGTGAATTTCAGCGGATGATCCGCATGTGTGAGCTCAAGCAAATTGACCTCATCATAACGAAGTCCATCTCCCGCTTTGCACGGAACACAAAAGACGCGCTGTCCTATGTAAGAAAACTCAAGCTGTTGGGCGTGGGCGTCCAGTTCGAAAAGGAAGGCATCTCAACGCTCTCTATGGGCGACGAGATGCTTCTTAATACCTTCTCTGCTCTGGCGCAGGAGGAATCGCAGTCCATCTCCATGAACCAGCGGCTCTCTATCGTCAAGCGCATGGAACTCGGTGAGTATGTGGACAGCAACGCTCCCTACGGATACCGACTGGTTGATAAGATGCTGGCCGTGTACGAGCCGGAAGCCGTCATCGTGCGGAATATCTTCACCCTGTACTTGCAGGGCTTCTCCACGAGCGAGATCGCAAGAGAGCTGAACAAGCTCAACATCCCTACCAAGTCTGGAAAGGAAACCTGGCGTCCGAGCCGTGTGACATATATCTTGAGGAATGAAAGGTATATCGGCGATAGCTTCTATCAAAAAACCTATCGTGAGACGACCGTACCTTTCAATCAGCATACCAATCGTGGTCAGGAAGACCGTTTCTATGCAAAGGGCACCCACCCCAGCATCGTCGATAAGAATGTATTCGATGCTGTCCAAACCCTTATCGAAAAGCGTAAGGGCGTTTTCTCCAAAGCAACAACACAGAATATCTACCCGCTTACAAGCCGCATTCAGTGTTCTGAGTGCGGCTCTTTCTATAGGCGCAGGATCGTGTCGGGTACCGTGAAGTGGGTATGCTCCCTTCACAAAGATGACAGCACAGCTTGCAGCTCCAACTACTACAGCGAAGAACGGATCTACGACGGCTTCATCTCTATGGTAAACAAACTGCGGTTCTCGGAAGATAACATTCTCGGACAGGTCATCAGCAGACTGGAGATGACGCTGGCAGCTATGAAACGAAACAATATGGCTGCCCGAGATTTAAGCAAGAGCATCGCCGAGTTGAATGCAAAACTGCTTATGCTCGAGCAGCTCCGCTCCAAGGGATACCTCGCCCCTGAAGTCTATCAGGCACAAGCCAATGAGATCAATGCAGAGTTAGCAAAACTCAAGGATGTCAGGCAGGAAAAGTTTAATTCGAAAGCTGCCACCATGCTGGAAGAAGTCAAGAAGCTGAAGATGCTCATCTTCGAGCTGGAAGAACCCCTTGAAGCATTCGATGAGAAACTCTTCCTGGAAATTGTGAAGTCCATCCAAATCAATAAAGAGGACGAAATGTCCGTAGAACTCCTTGGCGGGCTTCGATTCAGAGAACGCATATAGGAGGCGACCATGAAAAAGATACGGTACATCCCATACGGGTACACGATGCGAAATGGCAGGACGGTCATATCGACGGAGGAAGCGGAAGTCATCCGAGATATCTTTAAGGCATATCTGAACGGCGCTTCTCTCAAAGCAATCGCGGAAGAACTGACCGGCCGCCAGATCCCATATACACAAAAGACCACCACATGGGATAAAGCCCGTATCGCAAGGATCATCGACAACGCCAAATATGTTGGGACTGAAGAATACGACCCCATCATAGATGAAGCCATATATGAAGCAGCGGTTAGCCTGAAAACGGCACGGCAGCGCAATACCTGTGAGAAGGAAAACGATGCCATCGACCTGCTCCGAGACTTCGTCCGGTGCGACAACTGCGGTCAGCCGATGAAGCGTCGCATCAGCATGAAGCACCGCATTCGAGAGAGCTGGAACTGCACCAACGATGAATGCGGCATCAGAGTCCGTATCAGCGATGCCCAACTCATCGAAACCATTACAGTCCTCATCAATCGGATCATCCTCAATGACCATCTGCTCCAGCCGAAGCCCAAGAAACGGTATGAACCGGACGCGAAGGTCACCAAGGTAGGAAACGATATCGCTCTGGAGCTGGAGCGTGACGCTCCGAATGAGGAATACATCATAGAGAAGACCATCGAGATGGCATCGCTCATGTACGAGCAAAGCAATGCCAAGTTGAACCTCACGGTATCGCTCGCAAGAAAAGCGGCACATATGATGGTCACGCAGGATGAATTCAATCGAGATTACTTTACCACCCTCGCCTCATACATCACGCTCGGCGAGCAAGGCAGGGTGGTGCTTCATACCAAGACAGAAACGGAGGTCACGCTGGACGATGGAAGTAACGAAAGTCCCTAAAAAGATCATCACGGTCATAGAGCCGAAACGCTCCATGACGGTAGATAAAGAAAAATACAGGCAGAAGAGAGTGGCGGCGTACTGCCGAGTCTCAACAGACAGTGAAGAACAGCTTGTCTCCTACACCAATCAGAAGAAGGTGTACACTGAGATGATCGCCAGCCGTAAAGACTGGTGCTTCGCAGGCCTGTTCGCCGACGAGGGCAAGTCCGGCACAAGAGCCGACAAGCGGCCTGAGTTCAACAAGATGATCAACAACTGTCTGGCCGGAAAGATCGATTACATCATCACCAAGTCCGTATCCCGATTTGCAAGAAATACGGTGGACTGCCTCGACTATGTCCGAATGCTCAAGTCCAAAGGCATCGGCGTCTACTTTGAGGAGCAGCAGATCGATACTCTCAAGACGGATAGCGAACTGTATCTGGTCATCTATGCGGGCTTCGCACAGTCTGAATCCGAAAGCATCAGCAAGAATATCACATGGAGCGTCCGCAAGAAGTTCGAGGAAGGAACCCCGGTGTTTATGTACAAGCGGTTTCTTGGCTATAAAAAGGGCGCTGACGGTGAACCGGAGATCGTACCGAGTGAAGTGGCTATCGTGGAACGTATCTTTAACCTCTACCTGGCCGGAGAAACTGTGGACAAGATCTCCAAGATGATGCAGGCTGAGAACTATGATATTCCCGGCAAGAGCATCAGCTTCAGCAAGGGCATGATCATGAATATGCTCTCCAACGAGCGATATTGCGGAGACGCTATCCTACAAAAATCCGTCACCATCGACTGCATCGAAAAGAAGCGGAAAAAGAACACCGGCGAGGCTCCGATGTACTATGTTCAGAACAATCATCCAGCCATCATCGACCGAGTGACCTTCAACAAGGTTCAGGAAGAACTGGCAAGACGAAAAACGAAAACGCCAGGCTCCGCAAAGAGTTCCATCACATCCACCGGAAAATATTCCCGCTACGCCCTGACCGACGTCCTCATCTGCGGCAACTGCGGTACTCGCTATCGCCGTGTGACATGGTCAAGGAACGGTGTCAAGCGCATCGTGTGGCGCTGCATCAGCCGACTGGACTACGGCAAGAAATACTGCAGCGATTCCCCCACCATTATGGAGGACAAGCTACAGGAGGCCATCGTTCGAGCGGTCAACAAGTTTAACGAGCAAGATAACGCCACCTATAAGGCACTCATGAGAGCGACCATCAGCGAAGCCCTCGGCCTTAATGGAGATCCGGAAGAAGTAGATATGTTGGAGAGAAAGGTCGAAGCCCTAAACAATAAGATGCTGGCGCTTGTCAATGAGAGTGTCAGCTCCGGCGATGGCATCGAGGCCCATGAAAGCGAGTTCATGACACTGTCACAAGAAACAGAACTTCTCAAGCAGCGTATAGCAGCCATTCAAGAAAGCACTGCCAAGGATAACGGCGAACAGAGCCGCATCGAGCAGATCCAAGCCATCATCTCAGAAAGAGAAAGCAAATGCATGGAGTACGATGACGCCATCGTCCGTCAGATGGTAGAATGCATTAAGGTCTATCCTGACGGCAAGCTGGGAATCATCTTCGGTGGCGGATACCTTGTCGAAGAATCCGTCTAAGTGTAGGAGATTGAGGGATCATCCCTCTTTCTCTTTCTTTATTTCATCGTGGATGTTCTCCTGAATCGCATCGAGAGGGGCGACCTTTTGCTCTGTTGAACACTCCAACCTTGAGATGTAATTATAAATCAACTGTGCATGGACAGTTGCAACGCGCTTGGCAAGTTCCTCCTGACCTTCCTTTGAGCGCGGCAAATGAATGATTACTTCCATAGAATTTCCCCCAATCGGGCATAAGGCCGGGTGCATATTAGTAAGATGGTCAACACAGAATGAGACAAGGGTTAATTGCATAAACCGCAGGGCGCACCGCAGATGATTGTTACTCGAGGACAGGATCGTCTGCAAGGGGTTCTTCGTTTTCCTCCACAAAATCGGCCTCTGCAGCAGCCTTTCCAGAATGAAGCTTCGTCATTCGCAAGGTGTACTTGCATTTTCGGTTATAAGCAACGAGCATAGCTTCAGCGTAGCAGAGAGACCCTGCTCCGCGCTCTTTAGCGGTACGAGACAGCTGCCGAACAGACATGAAGCCAACCCTCTCCTTAAAGGTTTCATCACGAAGCTGGTCACCAAATGCTACGACCATTCTCGCAACACCAGCTAATACATTTGCCCCCAGAGAGTCGATATCCCCCTCCCATGTACCAACGCAGAGCCGCAAAGTTCGGTCAAGCACATGGTAACCATATTTGGTGTAGATCCGCTCCAGCGTGGCAACCGCACAGATCACGCCATATGCTTTGGTCGGCCCAATAGAAAGAGAATAGGATTCAACGAGCCGCTTAATAACAAGCTGCTGCTCATTTCCTGCTTCGATATTAGCCATGAATATCTCATAAGGCTTCAATGGGCGCACATGCTTCATCTGATTTGCAAAAATGTCTGCTTCGTTCTTGTAATCTAAGCTGTCATAAATCATGCACCAAACAGGAGTCTCCCGCGAACCGGATACAGTAGCAACGATCTCTATGGTGTGCTGACCATTAAAGACATAGTTGACACCATCACGGCGGCTCACCTTTACCGGGTTGATTTGGTTCAGGTCGAAATCCTCGATGGCTTTTTCAACCTGAGCCTGAGACAATGGCCGCTGGTATTCCTGATTAGAAACGAGATTTTTGATCGGGATCTGCTCGAAGTGGACATTCGGAACAAATCTGCTGAAGTCTTGCATTAGTCTACCTCCCTGATTTCTGAGAGCATCTCGGACACCTTCTCCTGTAGCGACAACAGCGCCTCCTCAAGTTTGCTTTTTGCACTCGTTGAAGCGGCGTTCATATCCGCATTGTTTCTGGCTCGCTCGATGGAACTGACCCATGACGGAACGGTCAGAGTCAAACCGGCGATTTCGGCATCCGGGTCGTGCATAGGGGGAATTTTGATAAGAGGTAAAGTTTCCTGCATAGATTCAACTGGCTCCTCATCTGTATCAGCAAATTCTTTTCGCGTATCACTATAACTGGTGAAGGGGTGTTGCAGGTCCTCAGGTTTTGACCCAATTCGCCTGATCTCTTCCGGCGGCATTTTCGAAAGGGCCACAAGGTTCTCGTGAGATATTTTGAAAGTGCCAGAAAGCACTTTGCCAGGAAGTTCGGGGTCTGCCTGTCCAACAACGTCTAATGCCTTACTGAAGATCGCATACTTCTGCACAGATCCAGTAGATACATTGTATTGAGCGCTGAACTTCTGGGCTGTGCGCCGAAAAGTATCGCCTCGCTCACCCTTGTTTCTCCGCTTATACTGGTTGAACCCATTGATGTTGGGCGGATGCTTACGCGCTACTTTCTCAAGTTCATACTGCTTTCCAATGAGATATCGTCTGGTTTCCTCCGTGATATTTCGGCGGCCGAGCTGATTGCTGCAGATCCAGACAATCGCTTGCTCTCGGTTCTCAAATGGCATCTCTCGTATAGCATAGGGAATGTGAAGTCGATTGCATATCTCGTAACGGTTATGACCATCAACAATGATGTTATTCCATGTGATGATTGGCTCTCTGCAACCGTCTACTGCAAGATTTACTTCGAGTTGAAGATACTCATCTTTCCGTAAAGGTCGAATGAGCGTCTTAAATTCCGGGTCGATCTCCAACACCGCAAATCCTTTATCCATCGCTGGGAGGTCTCCTCTCATTTTTCTTTAAGGTTTTCATGGAGAAATAGGCTACTCTGTTTGCAACATCCACCTCTCCGCTCATACGATAACTGTATTGGAAGTCGAGAGTTCCGATCATGTTGACCAAAGCACACAGGAGTGTATTACTGTAGAACTCAATAGAATAATGGCGTGATGTTTGAACCAACTTCACTCGGTTGGAGGTGCCACCAGCGAGGGGCCGATCTGAGCCAAGTACAGCAATGAACATTTCTTCTGGATTGACCAGAAATTGAACATATTGCGGATTCCCCATTTTGTTCAGGGTGGACTTATGTATGCGAAAGCGATTCCACTTTAAGTCAATGGTCATGATCGCGCTGTTATCCGTACTACCCATTTACACTCCCCTCCTGCACAGGTACCTCTGGTTGATATGCGGTATGGACTGATGTGACATTTTCCACGGATGCCGTGGAGGATACAGAGCTATCCTTGATTCCATAAATCGCGTATCCGTCAAAGATATTGATCTGCAGAGATTTCTGGTGTTCACGATAGGGCAAACCGAACTGATCCTTCCAACCGGCTGGGAATACAGGTGTACGCGCAGTCTTGGGCTTGCCTCCGTCTTTTGCAATACGCTGATAAATCTCGGAGGCGTTCAAGTCGAATACAATCAGATACTCATCATTAGCATGGATGACCTTGCCAATCAGCTTGTACCTGTAATCAATATTCCAGTCCATCAGCTCAAAGAGCTTTGCAAAGAAGAACTTACCCGTCACCTGACGGGGCCGCCTCTTCCCACCAGATGTGTTGCACCACGCGAATGCGTCTCGCTCTGACTCGGCGCAAGGGCGTAGCGCAAGAATGTGCGACTCTCGATTGATCAAGAGTTGGACACAGTCTGCATGGGGAAACTTGTTCAAGCAAGCAGTATTGACATAAACTTTGTAATTGTTGAAGGTGATAGACGGCTCGAAAGTATGAGCGAAGAACTCCCTACGAACCACCTGATACCCATCAAAATCGAAGTCGTCACTAAGTTCGATCACATCGCCTGGTGCCGATGCGTCGATTGTCATTGGCGTGTCCGCATCCTCCTTAAAGGTAATGGTAGTTTCATCATCGACATTACCGAATTGAGTATTCTGCAGCATCGGTGAGATGAAAGAAACCTGATTCTCTACTTCCATTCTGCTCTCCTTTCATTCGTCTCTGACAAGATCCAGCGCATCTCCAATCTGGCGTAGGCTCATGCTGAGATAGCGACAAAGCCGTCTGAGTTGTTCCGTGTTATACCCTGCCATGATCACATCCTGCTCGGCTTCGGACAAATCAGAAAAGCATCTGTTGACATGTATACCATCACGAACCACGCGGTAGTACACTCCATCAAGATTCCGAAAGATTGGAATATTGTTTTTTTCAGGCATTAAAATCCACCTCTTCCTTCTGCTTTATGGGGGCTAATTGCTCTGCTATGAATCGCTGCATTTCATCAAACTTGGTGACTTGAAGCTTCTCACCGGTTTCAAAGAGTTGGCCTTCCAGCCAAAGCTTCCATGCATCTTCACTTTGTAATTCTGGTGAAGATGAGGTAAGTCTGTGAGAATAAAAGTCACTCCCAAACCTGTCTGCCAGTTTCTTCGGAACTGCCCGAACACGCTTTCCTGATACGGAAAGAGGAGAAAGCTCACCATTGCCGCTGATGGGAGAATCTGTCCCCGTCATGAGATAGGACTGGATAAAAATCTCGGGTTCACTCAAATCAAATAGGAACACCGAATCCCCTTCGTTTTGGAGGAGTCTACCATAGGCCCTGAACTTAAAATCGGTTTCCCAATCGAGCAGTTCGAATAGGGTTCCACCAAATGCGGTACATGGTATCTCTTTGGCATAGTGTTTTCCATCGTCAGGTCTTGACCACTGTACGCACTGGCGAGAATCCTTAGAGGCGCGACGAACAGCGAGCTTCCGCAATCCCGGATGGATCAGCAGTTCAACTTTGTTGTCCTTCCCAAACTGCCTGACGCAATCTGTGCTGAACTTGATTTGTTTGCTCTGAAATAAGACATACGGTCTTTTGTTCGCATCAAAGAGAGATGAATTCGTAACTTCAAAGCCGCGCAAATCAAAATCTCCAGCTGCCACCTCGAATGTGGCGTCACCCTCCGCAGGCTGGCCGTAATATGTATCGTCCGTGTAGACACTCATAGAAGCCTGTAAATAATCGGCTGCCTTGAAACCTGCCCACTTAGGGCTAATCGTGACAAATCCTTTCAGAACGCCAGATTCAATCACCCGAAGCTCCGGCAGAATAGACTTTCCGCCGTATTTCGCATTATTGATCATGTGCTGGACGGCTATATAATCGTCCCGCGACACGATTGCCTCGTGTTCTCCTTTATACAGGCTCTGCTGCCGTTCTCCTCTGTTTTTCTTGGACTTATGACTAATCACATCAGGCGTGAATGTCTTTCTTGTGAGAACATCACCACAATGCCGCTCATTCCTCAAGACCTGAATTACGGTGCCGGAAGTCCACTTGGAATTACCAAGGAATGTCCTCTTACCAAGTGCCTCGAGGGTTTTTGCAATATGCGATGAAGAATATCCGGACAGATACATGTAGAATATGAGCTTTACGGTCGGCGCTTCGTCCGGATTGATCACCAACTTGCCGTCAGCATCATGGGAATAGCCCAACAGCTTGGGTGTCAGAGGAAGTCCTCCATTCAACCGCTGAGCAAGCGAAACTTCCATACTGCGGCTTCGAATGCGGGACTCGTTTTCCGCGATGGAAGCCAAAAAAGACAGCGGCATGTTTGTATCCTCGTTCAGCGAGAAGATGCATTCACTCTCAAAGAAAACGCCCACTGGATTGCGAAGTCCCGCAAGATTACGCACCATGGTAATGCAGTCGACCGTATTTCTGGCAAGACGCGAAACCGATTTGGTAATAATCAAGTCGATTTTTCCGGCTCTGCTGTCAGTGAGCATTTGGTTTAGCTCAACGCGGTGTTTTGTCGAAGTGCCCGAGATTCCTTTATCGGCGTAGATCTTTACAAGCTTCCAATTGGGATGCTTCAAGACGAACTCTTCATAATAGTTCTTCTGAAGTTCATAGGAAGTTTCCTGACCGAGATTATCAGTTGAAACTCGGACGTAGACCGCAACACGCTGATGAATATCGGCATCGTAGAAATCGACCTGCTTCTTTGCCGGATAGATGACATCTGGCTCTCTCCGATTCGAGTATCGCTTATGTACTTTCTCGCGTTCTGCTTGATCAGCGGCTTTCTTGGCTGATTTACTCATGGAGCGCACCTCTCATATCCAGCTCGTCATCAGGCAGGATCTTCCAGTCAGGGGTTGGGAGAAAACAAGGCTCTCGAAGATCGTCGCGATAATACGATGCCAAAGTGTATAGATCTTCTGATATGAAGTAGATGCCAACAGGAGGCTTGCGAGCAGCGAGCATTCTTGCGCAAATCGCCATTTCTTGAGCATCTCTGGACACATTGCTGACCTTCTGTGTGATTATGAGGTCGACTTTCCCCGCATCGCAGTCAGACAGGAGTTCAGACCATGCTGTAGAGTTCTCCATATACGGAGCGGTCGATCCATTGTCAATATAGAAACCTACAAACTCCCACATAGGATACTGAGCCAGCGTAGCACGAAAAACCTCTTTGTTGCGTTCGAGATATTCCTCGTCTCTATATTTCGTCTGGTTGAAAAAGCGGATGTACACTGCAACCTTGAACGGGATCTTGGGGTTCGGTACTTCGTGGCGGATAGTTTTCAACCACTGCCTGTGTTGTGCCACAAGGGGTGATACCATGTTTTCTCCCAGGCACAGGTCAAAGGAGGGATACTCAGTCTCTTCGAGTCCTTGTTCAGTACCTAAAGGCAGCAGTTTCGTGTTTTCCATGTTTTCCTCCGGCATTTGGGCAAGCCCTTTTGGGTGAATTATAGGGAAAATGCTTAAAAATAAGAAGATACCATAGGTCAGCATCTTGACCTATGGTATGGAAATGACAAAAAAATTATCGGATTGGTCACCCAATCCGATAATTAATCATTATTCTGCTTCTTATGCATGGAGGCTTTGACCTCTCGGACAATCTTTAAGATGGTTTCCATCTCACTGGCCGAGCAGTCTTCAAGGAGCTCCGCAAACTCACCTTGATAGATTGCTTTGACCTCCGGTACATCTGGGCGGAGCAAATAGTCTGCAGATACCTGAAGGGCTTCCGCCACTTTGACGAAAGTCTCAAGTTGCATCCCCGTTTTTCCTCGTTCGATGTTGCTAATCAGCGGCAGTGAAACAGAAGCTTCGACTGCCAAATCCGCTTGGCTCATGCCTCTGCTGATTCGAACAGCTTTGATGCGTGAGCCGACCAGCTTCAGATCTTGTTGTTCATACATGACCAGCTCACCTCCCCTTCGCCGGATATAAGCTAACGACTATAATTTAAGTTAGTATATAATATGCGAAGGTCAAGTTTATATAATCGTACCGCTATAAAATAACGGTTCAAATATAATTGAGTTGCCAAAATTTTTAAGGAGGTTTCTCTATGCAACTCAATTACTATGTCCTTGGTCAAAGAATCCAAAAAATCAGGAAGAACAAGCGTATCTCCCAAGCGGTGCTGTCCACCATGATCGACAAGTCCGCTGGATACATCAGCTATCTCGAGTGCGGTACAAAGGTTATGAGTCTCGAAACTTTTGTTGGCATCGCCAATGCGCTGGAGGTGTCGACTGATACGCTCCTGAACAGGCAGCTCACGGGTGCGACTGAGATGTCTAATGCCGAGGCGCAGAAAATCTTCGCCAACTGCACCCCGTATGAAACCTATGTCCTGTTGGATGTACTGAAAACAACCAAGAACGCTCTACGCTCGCACCACCATCTCCTCAAGGATGAGTGGTAATCATTTTATCAACTGAATATCAAATAGCAACAGACCACAGGTTAAGAGATTGACCTGTGGTCTGTTGCGTGCAAAAAACGATTATGTTTTCGCCCAAAACGATTATGATTTGGGCTTTTGCGAGATTTTCCATTCTATTGATGCTATAATCCGGTCAAGCCAGAAAGGATGAGGATGTATGATCTATTACACCGGCGATATTCACGGCAGTGCGAAAGGAATCGTTGCTTTTGCCCAACACTATGAGCTCACAGAATCGGACATCATCGTCATCCTTGGCGATGTCGGAGCGAACTATTACGGCAACAGGCGAGATCGGTATTGCAAAGATGCGCTTGCCAAAATAAAGCCAACCGTCTTCTGTGTTCACGGAAACCATGAACGGCGTCCAGACACTCTCGCGGGCTATAAGCAGAAAGAATGGAATGGTGGCCTTGTGTGGTACGAGGATGAGTATCCGAACTTACTCTTCGCCAGGGACGGAGACGTCTTCACTATGGAAGGGACTCGGCATCTGGTCATCGGCGGCGCTTATAGCGTAGACAAATACTACCGACTGGAAAACAATATGCTGTGGTTTGCAGATGAGCAGCCCTCGGCAGAAATCAAGACATATGTGGAAGATCAAATCACGAAAAGCAGAATTGACATTGTTCTCTCTCATACCTGCCCCTATAAGTACGAACCGCGAGATGCGTTTTTATCCATGATCGATCAGAATACGGTTGATGACAGCACAGAGCGATGGCTCGATGGAATAGAAGAAAAAGTAGATTACAAGGCATGGCTTTGCGGACACTGGCACATAGAGAAGCAAATTGACAAGCTTCGCTTCCTGTTCCACGATGTTGTGTCACTGGAAATGATAAAGCGAGGTTTCAAATGAGTCGTTTCAAGAGCAATCTCTACACTGTTGAGCGCCGAGTATGGAGAAACCACAAGCTGTGCTGGATTCAGAACGATGACTTCACTCTCTTTTCAGGACATCACAAAACGAAAATCAAAGAGGAAGATCTCCCAGAATGGTATGTCTTTGGCAGATACTATAAGCTGTGGGGCTTCCTCTCCACAAAAGGTATTACCGACTTGCAGTACATCCCGAACCTGTGGATCAACCACTTCCTGAAAGATGACTGTCTCCTGATCTCCTATAGCGGTAAAATCGAGGAACATCCAGACAGCATCGGTTTTGAAAAATACAGCGGCGTTGATGAGCGAGTGTGGGGCAACGAGATCCTCCATGTGTTGAAAGGCGCAAGGATGTTCTCGCAATATGATATCGCCCCTATCATAGAGCAGATCCGCGAGAAGCAGCGCATTCTCATTGAGAACTACCCGGACGAGTTCGGACCCCACAAGTGGAGTTTTGATCTCGATAAATGGATGGCAGAAGAGTACCACTCAGGCCGCCCAACCTATTACAGCAAAGCCATCACAGAAAAGAGAGAAGCAGAGCTGCGAGAACTATATGACAAAAGAGGACAGACAAATGGATGAATGCCAACACGCAATGGAGGAACTCCGCAATATAGTCGAGGGGATCAGCAAGCTGCGAGACACAGCATACGCGCACTACTCTTTATTGGTCGAACGGGTGCTGAAGGATCAAATCACCGACGAGCAGCAGTTAGAACAAATCATGGATGGCCTCTGCGATTTCTGCGATGAGATCCGCTTCATCGATCTTTATCGAAGCCTTTGCCGACACATCTATTACCAATATCCGCAGCTCGTGGGAGAGCATGTGGCTCTTTTCCGTGCGCTGTTTGAGGGACCCGATGAGAAATGATTTGAGAGAAGAGATATGGAGGTAACCTCCAGCGAAGGAGGCACATACAAGTTCGCCTGTTACCGCCATCCGTACTCGTCTCTCTTCGGCCTAAAGAAAAACACACAGGGGGCGTCAAATGCAATCGAATAAAGAATCGAACCAAAAGCTGATTGAGCGATTTCCGTTTCTTATGCCTCGTAACCGCTGGACGGGAAAAGTTCCAGAAGATTACGACTATTCCTATACGGAATTGGATTCCATGCCTGACGGCTGGCGAAAGGCTTTTGGGGAGCAAATGTGTGAAGATATCCGTGAGGAATTGGTACGTGCCGAATATCTCGACCAATACCGCATTACCCAGATCAAGGAGAAATATGGAACGCTCTGTTGGTATGACTTTGGCGGTACAGAGCGGATGCTTCGTGACATCATACCCAAATATGAGCACCTATCTGCGAGAACTTGCATCAGATGTGGGAACCCTGCAACAAAGGTTTCTATTGGCTGGATCAGTCCCTACTGTGACACTTGTGCTGGCAAAATCAGTCATGCCGAGAGATTTATTTCCATTGAGGAATGGCTCGATAGAAGCAGTGAAGTAACATCGAAAAGGAGCCTAAATGAAAAAGATACCCACTCTCTTTGAACGAGAATTTGAAAACCATCGAATTGTCCGGATACTGCCAAATATCAGCCCTGACCTTGCTTGGGTCATGGCCGGCGACGGCGTAGCTACCATCAAATGGGACGGCGCCTGCTGTGCGGTCATCAATGGTGTTTTCTACAAAAGATACGATGCAAAACATGGAAAGCCTGTCCCGCCTAACGCAATCAAGTGTCAGGAGAACGCAGACCCTGTCACTGGCCACTTGCCTTGTTGGGTACCTTGTGACCGAACTGCAACCGGCGACAAATGGTTCTGGGATGCGTATGACAGAATGGGAATCGTACCGGATGGAACATATGAGACCATCGGCCCACATTTCAGAGCAAACCCATACAACCTCGATGCCGATGTACTCAAGCCCCACGGTAAGGACATTGTTATATTGGATCGGAGCTTTGAAGGCATCCGCACTTATCTGGAAACCCATGTGATTGAGGGGATCGTCTTCTGGAAAGATGGACACCCTCGGTGCAAGATCAAACGCAAGGATTTCGGGTTCCCGTGGGGAAGATGATTGCTTAAATTGGAAGATTCCATTAGAGGTACGGCAAAGCACTTGGCGATAGGAGGCGCACCACATGAGTAAATGGCTCGGCTACACAGTAGAGCTATTCTCCAATGGTCAATGGTTCAACATCGATCAGTGGCATCGACACGCAAATGGAGAACTCAGACACCGCTATCTGTATACTGCGCCTGAACGAGATATCTTCTCCAGCGCACATGATGAGCTGGCTCTTAGTAAAGAGAGAATCTGCTTTTCTGACCTGGCGGCAGAAACTCAGGATATCATCTGCGCAGAAAATCCAGCATTCGAACGCAGTACATTCGACTCATGGGATTTTTTCATTTGGGGCAACCTCTCTGACTTGGAGATGCTACTTCAAAAGCCTCTTGAGAATGAAAACGATGGATACATTTCAAAGGATTTACTCAAAGGGCTGCTTGTCAGGATTCAAGACCAAATCCAGATTTTTCGACAGACCATCCCGTACTTCGTGACTGATAGGTCATCGGAAATGCCAATCAGGATCATTATCTGTGAGTTGTGATCTTTTGATAGCTATTCGCTCTGAAATATGGTAATTGTTCGTGTTACAGAAAAGGAGGTGGAACACCATGATTTATGTAATGTCCGATATTCATGGACAAAAGCGACGCTTTGATTCCGTCATGAAGCAAATCAACCTACAGCCCGAGGACACCCTCTATGTCCTTGGAGATGTGATAGACAGAAACCCGGATGGCATCAAAATCCTTCGTCAGATCATGGCGATGTCAAATGCCAAAATGCTTCTGGGTAACCACGAATTAATGATGATGAATGCTCTCTACTACCCACCCCCAGAGGATGAGGAGTGGCCTGAATACTACTATGAGCGTAAGCAGTCTCTGTGGTATAGAAATGGAGGGCAAATAACACATAACTATCTGAAGCATATAAGGAAAACCGCTCGTCAGGAGATATTCGAGTATCTGGAGAAGTTGCCTATAAACATAGAGCTTACTCTGAATAATAGGAAGTTCATTCTGGCCCACGCAGCGCCTGCCGAGCTGTATGAGACCTACGGCCGTAAATATGAGTGTGAGCGAGACTTTGCCGTCTGGATGCGATTTGACAGTTTCCCTGTTCTTGAGGACTGTACAGTCATCTTCGGCCACACGCCAACTATCCGTTTCCAGTATGATAACCCAATGGCAATATGGGATGCAAAGAGTTGGATCGGAATCGACTGCGGCTGTATGCTCCCTGAAAAGGGTGACCCTTGGTCAGGAGCACTTGGAAGACTGTCGTGTCTCCGATTGGATGATATGCAGGTCTTTTACTCCGAGGAACCTCAATACGACAATCTTAAAGAATCGGAGGAACAGCATTATGGATGATGGCAAAGTAACGATTACCATTGAAGTCGATGCAGAACTGCTGGCACAGGTAACCGAGGTGCTAAAGCCTTATGGCCTCACGCCGGAAGAAGCCGCGGTGCAGTTCTTCGAATACTGTGCCGACCCAAAGACACAGGATCATGCGATTACACTTCTCAAAAGGTGGAAAGAGGAACAGGAAGCGCAAGAGAGGAATAGCACCAATGCTAAGTAAAGAAGGGTTCTGCAAAGCACTCCAGAAGATAAAGGAGCAAGAGTCCATCGACGAACAGTTCAGCAAAGCACTCGACCTGGTTGGCAATGGCCACTTTGTATTCGGTGCCGAAAACAAGTATCTTCTGGCTCTTAGAGATGTTTTGAAAGAAGCGGTCAATGACCAATACGACTACATTGATTGGTGGCTGTATGAAGCGACCGATGACTATACGGTATGGGAAGCAGATTGTACCATGAAGTATTGTCTGAAAGAGCCTGAAGCGCTGTATGATTTTATAACCGGTACGCTAAAGCCTGTCCCTGTATCTTCCGGAGAAAGCACATCACAGCAGGAATAA